AACATATTGATGGTTTTTCAATCGGGTCTAACGATTTAACACAACTGATTTTAGGTTTAGATAGAGATTCTGCTTTAGTATCTTCAATCTATGATGAAAGAAACATAGCAGTAAAAAGGGCAATATCCCACCTGATTAAAATTAGTAAAAAAACAAATACGAAGGTTGGTGTTTGTGGGCAGGGCCCTTCTGATTTTCCTGATTTCGCGGAGTTTCTTGTGAAAGAGGGAATAGATACAATCTCAGTAACTCCTGATTCATTGTTAAAGACATTAAAAACACTTAGTAAATTAAAAAATTAAAGCACCTTTATCAAATTAAACAACTATGACTCAAAACGATTACATTGACATAATGCAAGAACGTTTAGATTGGTGTGTTCAAACTGAACGATACGAAATGGCTGCTCGTCTTAGAGATTTAATTGAATATGAGACAACGGAAGATGAGAATGTTAAAAACAAATACTATATGTATTTAGCAAAAAAGTATGCTCCTGATTTTTATGAAGCGGTTAAACATAAGTATGAACCCAACACTTTATCAAATTGATGGATATTTATAATAAAAAAATAATCTATGAACGAATTAACACTAATTAATAATGAGGGAGCAAACCTCAAAATAAGAAGGTATCAATACACCTTAAACAAAGGATTTGATATTATAGACCAATGGGGGGTTGTGTGTAAAAATATGAATATGGAAGAAGTGATAAATTGGTTAGATGGTAAAACTCACATTGATGATTCACACGAAAACAGGTGGATATGGACTGAACAGGGGTGTGATTCAAGAACATCACTTTTTAAAGTTATTCATTTTTTAGTTACCCCACAATTACGATGATAGCAATTTTAATTATACTACTTATTGTAGTACCCTTATCCATTTTTTGGGTAAGGTGTATTGATTATATGAAACAAAATCATTCCGATTACAAAGGATTGGATTTGTTTGATGAGGAAGATAAAAATGAATATAAGTAGGATATAATGGCATATATCGAACACAATTTTTTTCCATTAAAGGTGTTTCTTAGAAATGAATACTTATATCAAGGCATCAAGGGACATGGAGAATTTACACCTGGTGTTGTTATATCTGTAAGGTGTATGCCAGGACAAGCCGCATTATTTCAGGTTCTTTTAGAAAATGGGGTTCTCAGAGATAAGTTACCAAGTCATGCCCTTTTAACTGAACCTAAATCCCCAAATCCTGATTTACCATTTCACTATTTACAAATTTGGAATTGTTTTTCATATAATTTTACCTTAATACACTTATCGTATTTGTACGATACACCGGTGGAGGTTTATATGAAAGATAGAAAATTTTATAAAGGAAATTATTACGCTACAATAAATTGGGGTAGTAATGATTTTAATACTGATCTAACATTATCTGAAGATCCATTGGAGCATAAATCTCACCACATTATTTTATTGGAGAATGGTCAAATTGCACTACAACCTAATAACCGAATAAAATGGTTTGAACCTAGTTTCGTTACCAAACCTTTTCCGGAAAAACCCGATTACTTGGTTAATAAAGATTATTATAATTGTGAAGGTTACGAAAAGTGGAGTACAGAAGATTCTGATAGAATGTTTTATGATAATGAAAAATAACCAAAAATGGTAATACACATACCTGTTGAAGAATTACACATCACCCCAAAATGGATGATATCTGAAGTTGTTGGTGTATCTATTGATTACGCTGATAGTACTGTTCATGCGGTATTCCGTGGGAGAGATGAATCAAAAATAATATTCAGTTTAAAAGATTATGGTATTACATTAGATAATCGGTTTTGGGGTTATCAGATATCTTTTGGCAAAGCCGGAATATATATACTAATAGAAAAAAACCACAATATATATAAAGGATAAGATAAAAAAATCATATTTATATGTATGATTAAATTAGCCCAATTATTAAAAGAATCCCAACAATACCAAATATATTGCGATATGGATGGTGTGTTGGTTGATTTTGTAACTGGGTATGAAAAGTTTATGGGAAAACCAACTGGGCAAATATACACAACTCCCGAAGAAAGAAAACAATTTTGGGATGATTTCAACAAAATGGTTGAACAAAAGGGTATGAAGGAGTATCAGTATTGGGCCGGATTACCACCATTAAAAAATGGTTTACTACTATGGAAAAAGATTAAGAGATTTGACCCAATTATACTATCCGCACCTTCATACAATATATCCGAATCTAAAAAGGGTAAGGTGATATGGATAAAAAAATACTTAGGAAACCCACCTACAATAATCAACTATCAAAAACAAAATTGGGCTACACCCACATCTATATTGATTGATGATAGAAAAGATTTCATAACAAAGTGGGAGGCCGCAGGGGGTATTGGAATATTACACAAAAACGCAAATGTAGGTAATACTATAAAGCAATTAAGTAATTATATATCGGAGATAAAATGAAATTAGAACAACTAAAACAACTAATCAGAGAAGAAGTTAGAAAGGTACTTAAAGAAGGGGTTGTTAAGGCGCTTTATATACACAAACAAGATTATGATAAAGCAAACGAAATAAGGATGAAGAATAAACTTTCAGTATCCGAAGATGTTGGGGGGTCTAGGGGTGGTTATTATGCTGTAAACGCACCTTCTGGTTACGCTACTTTTGAAAAATCTCTTAATGATCCTAATGGGAAGGATTGGGAAAAATTTATAAAGTTAGTAAAGGGTTCTAAATTAAAATATAAAGAAGTAATAAAATAACGGAGAAACAAACAATGAAACCACAACAACTAAAACAACTAATCAGAGAAGAGGTTATAAAGATTGCAAAATCAGTAACTAAACATAATCTAAATGAAATTTTATATTATGTAGGATATAATAAAGGTAGAGGATTAGGTAGAGGAATTTTCAAAGATTCATACTCATCATATAAAGATGCTAAAAAAGCAGTAGAAAAGATTGAAAAAGACAGAGGTGGTTCATCTAATATGACTGCTTATTATGTGGCAGATAAAGACGGCCGGCTTGTTGCGGAATCTATAAATGAAGCAAATATAAATTGGAAAGAGTTTTATACTATGGCCAAAGATACATCCGGTCACAATCCTAATTTTGAAAAAAAATATGGTAACTTAATGGATAGACCTCATATTGCAGATGCGCTCAAAAAGGCACGAGATTTTAATTCGTTTTTAAAGGCCGTAAAACAATTTGAAGTTAAAGAATCAGTAAACGAAGGAATTTCGGTATCTGATGAAAGACACTTTGGTAAAAAGGGTATTATCATTATGATTGATGATAATGGTAAAAAAGTATCTGCAATTTTCAAAGATAAAAAGAACGCTGATAAATACAATAGAAACAATCCGTCTGATATCAAAAAACTTTTAGATTTAGCAAAGAAAACTAAATACCCAAACGCAATTGATGAATCAGTTGAATCCATAAACGAAGGTAAGTACGATGCTGACTTAGATAAGATAGAAGCAGCAGTTAAAAACGCAAGTTCCTTTATTGGTGCTGCATTAGTAAAAAAGAGCGGCATGGTAAAAGATTTGGATTCATTGGAAAAAGAACCGATTTATGTTAGGGATGTTTTACCTATATATAGAAAAGAGGGTAGTTCATATGTTGTTAAATCCTTAATGACTGGAAACGCATTAAAAGTTCCTGCTGCAAATCTAATAGTTAAAATGAAGGACCAATTTGAGCCTGATAAGTGGGCTAAGTTTATGGCCAAAATGACTAGATACTAAAATAGTAGAAATAACCAATGATTAAAGAGTGTATAATTGTTTCTAAAGAAGTTGGTGATAAGTTTATACTCGCTAAAAATAGGGATAGAGCATATAAACCTAAATTAGAGATTATCCATACTTTATTTGATGGTGTTGAAGTGGTATATTTGTATGATTTGATAACCGATTGGAGTGAGGGTATGAATGAGTTTGGTATAGGTGTTGTAAATTCTGCTCTTTTGGTTGGTCGGGATGAAAGTGAGCATAAAATTGTTAAAAAGGGTGGAAAGCCTGGTCCTGATGGGAATAAAATTAGAAATATCATAAAACAACCTAAACTAATTGATGCTATCCGGTCTGCTCTTACATATAGAGGTAAGAGTAAATTGGCTTTAAAGGGGCATACCTTTATTTCATCCCCAAAGTATATGGTAAGTATTGAAACTACATCAAAGCATAAACCCGAAGTGAAATTAAGAAATATTGAATCTCCGATAGTAAGAACAAATCACGGGCATGTATTTACTGATGCGGGTTATACTGAAGGTGAAAAATACCTATCATCAAAAATACGCAAAGTAACAGCAGAAAAGGAAGTTGATGGGGTTAATGACTGGAGAGAGATTGCGGCAGCGATGCGTAAAGAGTTTTTCCCAACAAAACCTATGTTGAATATGAAGAGGGATACTGAAAAGATGTTTACATCATCGCAGGTGGTGATGAATTTAACCGATAAAATATTTCAGTTTACATACTTTTCAGATAAAGTTAATCATTTCGGGGGTATAAAAACCAAATTCCCTGCTGGATATGAACCAAAAATAAAAATAGAAATTGTTAAGGTATAATTGTATGAAACTATCTGAATTAAGACAACTAATTAGGGATGAGGTTAGACGGGTAATAAACGAAGCAGAAAATAGAATTGCACGAAAACCCGGTCAGCATAGAAATTCTAGCAAGCACTCCGATTTATATACTGATGAAAATCCTGAAGGAACAATACATGGATTAAAATTTGCTACAGTAAAAGATGCAACTGCTAGTGTTAGTAAGATAAAGAAATCGGGTAAACCTCATGCACATAAAATACAAGCAGCTATAGCGATGGAACAACGTGCAAAAGCTGCTGGTAAGGTAACTGCTGCCGGAGTTTATAGAACATATATTAACTCAATAAAAAAATCATAGTAAAAGAAATAACGAAATACCAACAATGAAATTACATGAATTAAGACAACTAATTAGGGAAGAGGTTAGACGGGTAATAAAAGAAGCCGGCGAAACGGTGGTAAACCCCCAAACAGGTAGAACTATTAAAGTAACTAGTGCGCTAGGATATGATAAATCGCACCCTGCCTATAAGGCAGCAGTTGCATCAATGGGTCCAAAAAATAAAACTAATACACCTCAAGCAAATAAATTACCAACTAAAAAAGAAGTTGATGTTGTTCAGAATACTATTGATAATAATAAATTTTTAAAAGGTACAAAAGTTAAACCTGAAGATGTAGTAATTGGTAAAAATAATACATTATATCGTTCATCCGATAGTGCTACCCATATAGCGGGGAGGCATAAAGATACATCAATACCTGGTAGTACTTTTACTATATCTGATAACGAGGTGGATAATTTAATTACACAGGCAATGGATAAAGAGCCGATTATTCAAGACAATGGTACATATAGATTTGAAATTGAAGCACCAAAACCCGTTGGTGGGATGGGTGTATCATATAAGCCGGATATGGTAAAAAATGCAAAAAATTATAATATGAGAAATCCCAAAAATCCTGATGAATCGGTCAAGGTTGTGGCTGGTACACGGGATTCAACAAATAAAATGACCGTTATTGCAGCTCCAATCGGTAAAGATGCAAATGGAAAACCATTATTCAGTTTAATTACTGCTTATCCGGGTGGTTCTACTGTAAAAGATAATAAAGGAAATGATATAGAAATACCAACCAGTCGTAGTGAATTTGCGAAAAACGGATTGGTGTTTGTAACTGATAATGGTGTGGGGCGTGATTAATATAAATAAAAATGGAAACAAACAATGAAACTATCCGAACTAAGATATATTATCAGAGAAGAGGTTAGACGGGTAATAAACGAAGTTACTATATCCGATGATGATAGGGCTAATTACTCACCTAAGTTCATAAAGGATGTGGAGAGGTTATACCATATTGAAAATCGTGCTCGTAAAATGTTATACAATTCCAGAAGTATAGAGCAACTATGGTCAAAACCCACTATATACAAAATTAACAATGAGTGGGATAAACTAACAGAAAAATTATTTAAAACGCCAGAATGGAAAAAGTGGTGTAAGGAAAAGAGGCTTTTTGGATAATTATCCATTTGAGGATGTATTAACTTAAAGAACTATATTTATATAAAACTAAAAAGGAAACAAAAAATGAAACAAACAATGAAACTATCCCAATTAAGACAAATTATTAGAGAGGAAGTTCAAAAACTCATACAACCAAAAATACCCATTCGTTTAAAAGAGTTGATAAATAAAGGATGGATATTGAGTGAAGATAATCAAACTATAACCAATCCTAAGACTGGTAGGGTAATTAAAGTATCAAGCGCATTATCTTACTCCCATGATCACCCAGCATATCAAGCCGCAATAAAATCTCAGGGAGCAGATACCAAATCATCATCTCAACCAAAATCTCAGGGAGCAAATACCAAATCATCTCAATCATTACCATCGGTTGATGTGAACCCCCAAGCATGGAAACCAGAAGTAAGTAAAGATAGATACGGTAATGAGGTTAGAAAGTTTCCACAATCGGCAGCAAATGATATGAAACGTATATTGGATAAGGTCACTGGTGGCGACTCGGTAGCGGATATAAATAGTGATACAGGTGGTATAATATATAATTTACCAAACAATGAGTATAGAACAATTACAATGGGTATTGATGAAAAAGGTGAATTTTCTGTACAAGCTGAGGATATTGATGATTATTCAATATTTGATAAAACTTCCAAAACATTTAAAACTCCACAAGAAGCTATGGCTTATGCTGCTAAACTTACTAAAGATTACAATAATTAATTATAAAATGGTTTAAACCAAATAGGAAACAAGCCATGAAAGTATCGGAATTAAAAAAATTAATCAGAGAGGAAACGAAGAGGGTCTTAAATGAATCATCCGCAGCCGATTTGAGTATTATACAAAAAGAAACTATAGCCACCGGAAAAAAACTTGCCGATTTATCAAAAAGTTTAATGGTTCAATATGAAAGACAAACAGAACCATTTAAAGAAGCCCTTCGTTCATTAAAATCTAAATATGATTTGGTTATTGCTAATGCAGCTACTAATGATATTAAGAATGTTCAGATTCAAGTTAAGAAAAGACTGCCAGGTGCAAAACTAGAAATTGTAAAAAATGGTGGTGAAAATGGTATAAAAATTAACATAACCTCCATAAAAAATTTTGACACTGAAAAATATCAAAATAAAATTAGAGATATTTGGTATTACGCTCCGAAGGATGCTGGGATTCCTATGGCCAATAACGCGATGGAGGCAAGAGATGTATATTATCGTAAATTGAAAACTAATGTTGTGAACAACAATCCTTTAGTAAGTGGTTATGATACTGGATATATGAAATATCTAGAACCAGATAGTCGCAAATATGATGAGCCAGGAAAATTTTATTCATCTATTGATTTTGAACAAGAACGACTTGCACCTATAATTACGGAACTTACTATATATTTTACTGATCAATATAAAAAATTAAATCTAAAAATACCAGATTTTATACAGTTCTTATATGATAATTTAAAATATGATGAATATAAAATTGCGAAGGATGCTCTTACATAAACATAAATATTAAAAGGAAACAAACGATGAAACTATCCCAATTAAGACAACTAATTAGAGAGCAAGTTCGCAGGGTAATAAAAGAAGCTGGTGAAACGGTAGTAAACCCCAAAACAGGTAGAACTATTAAAGTAACCAGTGCATTGGGGTATGATAAATCACATCCTGCTTATAAAGCAGCAGTTGCATCGATGGGTCCAAAAAATAAGAATACAAAAGAAACGGATACTAAATCCAGTGAACCGGGGGTAAGTGTACCCAAATTAAAAGATTTAATGCCAAATGCAAAGTTTGATAGAAAACCACTATCAGCGGTAGACCCAATAGAAAGACAAAAAATATCAATGAAAATTGATGAATTGGCTAAAGCGGGAGCAGAAGCCAAAGCAAAGGGGGAGAAAGCACCTAATTACAATTTATGTAAGGTAACAGTACCAGGAACAAATCTTTATTGTAGTGGTAATAAAGGTATTCCTAGAGAGGATATGCCGCAATTCAAAGGAACGCCCGAACCAGGTTCACCTGCTGATAAGCTTCCAAAAGATAAAAATGGGGAAGTGGATACTGAAGCACTTTTCAAAGAAATGCTACAAAAAGAGAATGTTAGTGTATCAGAACCAACCCCCGTTTCACCTGATCGTTTAAAAGCAACACAAAGTGAGCTTGTTGGGGTTAAAGTTGCCGGAATGAGTAAGGTGTTGGATGACCCGAATCACCCGGCATATGAAGCTATTACCGCACCTATATATGTTTCCAATGATGGATATGTGTTGGATGGACACCACCGATGGGCAGCAATTGTTGCACATAATGCGGCAAATGCTAATAAACAAATACCAATGAATGTTAGAGTGATAGATGAGCCTATAGAACCTTTGGTAAAACGTTCAAATTCATTTGCAGAGAAAATGGGTATCAGAGCTAAAAAAGCTGATACGGGGGCTGCTGGTGGGCCGGCTCCAATCGCATCTGCAAAATAAAATCAACTTAAACTGGGAAACAAACAATGAAAATATCAGAATTAAGACAGATAATCAGAGAGGAAGTCAAAAGGGTCTTAAATGAAGGAGTTAAATGGAAACCTTCGAATAACCCAAAAGCAGAAGGATATGTTTCCAAATCTTTTCCGCATGGTAAAGGAGATGGAGATGCTTTGTTGACTCGTGAAAAGTTCATAACCAAATGGGGTGACCGAATTAAATCGTGGATTGGTGTAAAACCAAACTTAAATGCAGTGAAAGAATTCTTTCCCAATAATACGATGAATTTTACCTTTGTGGGTGATGATGGTTATTCTTACAAAATCTTCTCATTGGGAGAAGGGCCAAAGTCAAAGCAGTACCAAATACAAAAACTTAAAAAATAATAAAATAACGAAATATCAACAATGAAACTATCCCAATTAAGACAAATGATTAAGGAGGCTGTTGAGGATATAATAGGGCAAGAAAACATAAAGGCTTATTATACAGCGTTATGTAAGTCTGAGGGTGTTAAACCTCTACCCATAAAGTTTGGCAGGGTTGGTGGTGCTGGAGCAGCGACCACTTACAATACTAAAACGATGAAGGGGTTGTATATAACATTTGATGTTAATAGGTTACATGACCCAGAAACCGCAATTATTCATGAATTGACTCATCAAATAAAATTAGAAACTGAAGGTGATGCTTATGTTGGTAAAAGGGATAAGTTGGATAAATTTAGAAAGTTAGAGAATAAGTTAATTGATATATCTTTATTCAAAATACTAAAAACTATTATACAATTCAAAGTAATTACGAAAAAAAGAGAACCCCGAACCTACGGGGTTTTTTTATGCGCCAGACCGAACGAATGAACGCAGTGAGTGAGTGGGAAATAAACACAAAAAAAATAATAGTATATAGTAATAGTAGTATTACAAGTAGTAGTAGTAATAATAATAGTAGTATATAAAAAGAACTATATAAGAACACACATCCCCCACTAACCCACACAAGCAACAACAACCAAACCAAACCAAACAAAGAGAGAGAGAGAAAGCTTGCTTGAAAAATGAACAAATTTCCCACAATCCCCCACTTTCCCCCACTTTATATTATATGGTAGGGTAAAAACATTAAAAGAACCCATAGAAAAAAGGGGTGTCAAAAATGGGAATAGAGCGGGGCAGGATAGGGGTACTCCAAATGGATGGAGGGAATAGGGTATAACACCCAATAATGACATGGCAAAGGGCAGGAAAAAGCAGAGTGAGAAAGCTGTATCAAAATTGGGAAAATAGAGCTTCCATAAATATTGGGGAAAAAATTGTAACAACAAAAAAACTCCCCTTGGTGTTCCCATAACATCAGCTTCATCGCTCCCAACACATTATTTTGGTGTGATAGGATTAACATTTCCCACATCATGTCTAACACAACTCAAACAATGTAAGGTGTGACGCTGCTGTTACTACTATATACTACTACTATATAGTATATAGAGAAGCACCCGGTCTCTGTCTGACTATATACTACTACTACTATATACTATATACTATGCAATGTTATTATATAGTTGTGGGGTGTTATAACAATGGTAAATTATTTTTGGTTTATTTCTCAGCGCTACTACTATATACTATATACTACAGCGCTTAGTGTGTGTGTGTGTCTATATACTACTACTATATACTACAGCGTTAGTACATCACTCCGGCTCATTCCGGCTTTTCTCTATATATACTACTACTATATACTATATACTACAGCGCTTAGTGTGTGTGTGTGTGTCTATATACTACTACTACTACTATATACTATATACACCATATAACACAGCGCTTCTACTACTACTATATACTATTAGTATATACTATAGAGCGCTACCACATCACTCCGGCTTCTACTACTATATACTACTACTATATAGTACAATGGGGGTGTGGATAACTTTAATCCAATTTTAATCCAAAAAGCTTGGAAATATGGATTTTCTGTTGTATCTTTATGGGGGGGGGTTATATAAAAAAAGTGTCCAATAAATTAGACACTTTTCCACAAAAAATGTGGATAACTTTTTGGAAAAAGGCTTGGAAATATGGATTTTGTGTATTATCTTTACTTTGTAAGTTAATGAGAAACAATATGAATATCGTAGTCCCCCCCTCCATCACCGGTCTCCAAAAAGAATACTTTATCGCCTATGTAGAAAAATGGGTTGAGTATGGTGTTTGTTTGGAACACGCTCTTCTTCTTGCAGTAGATGCTTCAGCGGAGAAGGTGGCTGATATGGTTAAAAAATAATCTTATGGGAGTATATAAAGAAATGGGTTCTTTGGTTCGTGAAATCCAAAACCGCTCTAAACAAATCTATCGAGATGCTGCCGACTATGGTGTACCTATCTACGATTATTCTGATACGATAATCAATCAGACTAAGGGCATTATGGAAATGTATGGGATTAAGCCTGAAACGGAAAAGTATTCTACCGGCTTCACACAAACATTTGAGTTCAACGGGGGCGTACCTGCCGTCATTGAGGCCGGATTTGAAAAAGCAACAGTCGTATTCGTCAGTACCGATTCTAAATCCGGTATGAAAGGATACCTCTACGCCTACACCCACACCTCTAGATTTGCCGCCGATCAGGCTCGCTCTTATGATTACTAAATCAAATCAATAATATATAATATGAAAATGACATCATCAGTTATCGGTCGGATACACGAACATTTCGGTGAGTTTGACATCTGTGAGGATTGGAAAAGTAACCTATATTTCCGTTTTGGGTATTGGAAACGGATTAATGTGGTTGAACTTCAAAAACTCTTACCTAACCCCATAGTTGCGGTAGAGGATACAATGGAGGATGATGAGTGTGGAACTCTTTATTCCTATGAAATAAGGTATATTTAAAATTTAATGATAATTTAATATAGAAAGCTTGGATATATGCCCTTTGTGTAGTATCTTTACTTTGTAAGTGATTCGGAAATAAACCCCCTAAAAAATGAATAAATTAAGTTCGATTACCCCCCTCCTTTCCCAACTAAGTCTTGATGAGCTTCGTACTCTTAATAGTATGGTAGTTGCCACAATCAAATCCACCCGTGCCCTTGAGAGTAAGTTGGTTGGTTCGCAGTTGAAAGTTGGTGATGTGGTTACGTGTGACCACCCAAAGGTGCGTGGTAGTAAACTACGGGTTACTAAAATCAACCGAACCAAAGCATCGGTTAATGATGTATCGTACCCGTTTCGTAGTTACAATATTCCTATGAGTATGTTAATTTTATCCAAATAATTATGATAGAGGTCTATTTGATGCAGAATGGTAAGGTGGTTAAATCCCTTAAATGTTCGAGGTATCGGTTGAAATCAACCCTTGCCGGTGTGAGAGCGCTTGTTGGTACTCTACCCCAAAAAAAGAAGGATATCTTTAAAATTGTGGTTGAATAATGGAACTTTTTTCAGAATATCCCCAATTGAAGGGTAAATATCATACCAAAGAACCGGATTTTAACCCCAAAAATGGTAAGTTTTACCTAACTTTTTGGAATGATGATGGTTCGCACTTTAATTGGTACATCCCCTTTCCGCAATTATACCATATTAACCCCTTAGAACGCCCCATTTCGGAGGGATGTGAATTAAATTTAACGATAATTTAATATAGAAAGCTTGGATATATGGGTTTTGTGTATTATATTTACATTGTAAGTTAATGAAAGATATGAAAGAGATGTTTAATGAAATTGTGGATATGTGGAAAACTGACCCGAAGGAGGTAATAGGTAGTATCCTATTTATCGCCGGTGGTGGTACGTTGTTCTACTTTTTGATGTTAATTGTTGGTGAATAAAATAAAAGCTATGCTATTAAAAAAAGGAAATTACATGATGGCCAAAGATGTGGTAAGTTATGTAGAACGAATTACGGGTAAGAAATCAAATATCAAACTCCCAATCCATACCAATATTTATGTGGATTATTACGATACTAACGATTTGAAGGCTATACTGCCGGTCAAAATGTTTCGTGAGATGGAATGTGTGGTTTCAACTTTAATGGTAACGAAATAAAAGTCGGAGTTATGAAAAATTGGACGAAAGCACGGCTTGATAAAGAGCTAAAACAACTCAAAAATGGAGTTAGAGATGCTGGTGATATAGATGATTCGATGATATTCGATATCGTTGATGGATGGTTAATAGATAATACTATAGCAGAGGTTGCTATTAAGAACTACTACAATGCTTCGGATGTACCGGGGTTCGTAGTAAACCGAATCGTGTAAAATATACAATTATGATAAAAGATTATCAATCTCACGCGTACAATGTAAATGCAGCCATTGAAATGCTGCAGGATGTGGATGGTGAAACAATGGAAGAAATTATCAGAGGAGTGGGTATGGAAGACCAAATGCTACGTCAATTAATACTTTCTGCCCCAATAGAGCAAATAGAGTGTTTAATGGAAGAGAAAAAAAATCAGATATGAAAAGCACAAACATCCCCCCCTATTATTTATTAAAGCAAATTATGTCTTTAAATTTAACCAAGTCCGAAAAATTGCAACATTTACAAAAGTTAGGATATTATCAGGATTACTATTTACTTATGTCAGGACAACTAATTAAAAAAGCATGAAAACAATAGCAGAGCAAATCAAATGGGATTTCGCAACCGATGGTGAATTGGAAATCAAAGGCAGTAATGGCAAAATCTATTATGAGAAATCAAATGGATATTGGATAAAGTATGAGAACGATTCTAACGGTAATTGTAACTATTGGAAGGATTCTGATGGACGTTGGACAAAGCTTGAATACGATTCTAACGGTAATCATATCTATACTGAACATGAAGATGGACATTGGACAAAGTGTGAATATGATTCTAAAGGTTATCGTATCTATATTGAGCATTCAGATGGACATTGGGAAAAGAAGGAATTCGATTCTGAAGGTAATGAAATCTACTATGAGAATTCAAAAGGTAAAATCAGGGATAACCGACCTAAACACTGTGAGAACAAGATAGTAGAAATCGAAGGTGTAAAATATAAACTAACAAAGGTATGAAAACAATAGCTGAGCAAATCAAATGGGATTTCAAGACCAACGGTGACTTGCAAATTAGGGACAAGAGGGGTAAATTAATCTACTTTGAGTATTCAGATGGATGGTGGGCAAAGTATGAACGAGATTCTCAAGGCAATATAGTCTTCTATGAGAATTCAAGTGGTGAAATGGAAGACAACCTCCCCAAACCCTGTGAGAATAAGATAGTAGAAATCGATGGAATTAAATATAAACTAACTAAAGTATGAAAAAGCTAATCCAATCCCTATTCAATAGGAAAAAAAGAGTATATAGTGGTAATAGTATAGTAAGTCCAATGGATTTTAAATACAACCCCATAGACTCTGCACCCAAGCGCTTAGGGTTAGAGCACAACCCCAATATTAAATCTATCACCGAACCCACAATGAGTTCAACGGAGTGGTGTATTAAAGAGCATAATAGGTTTGCTAATTCACTATTGGGTAAAAAGTGGAAGGGAATTTAAATATAAATAAATTATGGCAATTTTAATTTTACTACTCAGCGCTACTTGGTTTTTGCTTGGATATAAGTTCGCTACTATCCACCCACCAAAGAAAAAATTACCTACAAAATTATGAGTAAGCAAAAATTCATACTATACACCAACCCTAATAACATCACCAATGCTGCATATGTAGCATATGGAACGCGGGATGTGAATAGACTTTTAAATAGAGCAAATTTATATTCTGACAGCTATCTTATACTATATAGTGGTAGAGGTACTGATGATGATATAAGTAAAGCAAAGAGAGCATTTACACAATATAGGTTCACCAATTAAAAATCCCAAATGAAAAAAACCAAATATAGTGAAGGGTATATCCCTAAAATCCAATATTGGACAGATAAGTTACTTAAAGCAGGTACACCAATCGAACAAGCGGCAGCGCTTAGTAAGATTAACTACTTTAAGAAAAGACACCAACAAAAATATGGTGGCCACATCGTATCAATCGCTGAGCTGATAAAGCCGGATGTACGGGAAAGAGCTCGTAAAAAATAACAATGTGTTATAACGGAGGGGGGGTAGCATTTCAATGTAAACCCAAAAAAAAATTTATTGTGTTATGGACGGGGGACCGGTTTTCATATAGAGGTCATTTTTTTGGCTGTGGAAATACTCCCCTAAAAGCTTGTATAATATACAATACAGCTCTTTTTAGCTCTTTTCTTTTCAGCTCTTTTATAATATACAAAACAAAACGATATGCTAATAGATTACATTAAGGTTCATCTACCCTCCGTACTTACCGAAGCGAACAATCGATTAAAGGTATTCAAGTCCGTAGTTCATTATAATCATTTATCTACGAAACTCCGGTCTGAAATCATATCAAATATTTTAGAGGCAACATTTTCGGATATCGTTCCAACTATTCGTTCTCCTTTTACGGATGGTGAACCTGATTTATGGGTGGGGGATGTTCCGTTGGAAATTAAAACAGCAAAGACGGTTGGGGTATGGAGGGGAGGAGAATATTCCAAAAGGGAATCGGATTATTTATTAGTTTCGTATGATGATAGTGGAGAGGATATGAAATGGTTCGTTTTCTTTGTGAATTTAAAGAAGGGTGATTGGACATCTTCAGGCTCCAATTCCTATTATGCAACAACGATTGAGTTAGACCAGGTGTTGGGCCGTGGCCAAATACTGATAGGTAGTGTGGTTAAAAAAAGGGTAAAAAATCATCTTGTTTGTGAATAACTTTAACCCAAATTTAACGATAAATTTTAATCGGAAAATTTTGGAAATATAGGTTTTCTGTTGTATATTGTAGTTGTGAAAAACATAACCTACGATATTCATAGCTTTAAATGGGATATTAATTCCAATACATTCTATGGTGATGCTTGGAATCTTCATGAAGTTGGTTCATATTATAAGTTTCCGTTTCCAAATGGTAAAAAACAATTTTATATCAAAAATTTTGGAACGTGTGGGTTTCGTAGATTTAGATTTGTAAAGGAAATTAAAATAGATTATACGGACCAATGGGTGTTTGAATCCGAAGATGGTATAAAGTGTATGGTTAATATAAATAAAAACATTATGAAAACAATAGGACAGCAAATCAATTGGGATTTTGAAATCTATGGTTTCTTGGAAATCCGAAACAAAAATAATAATCCAATCTATTATGAGAATCCGGATGGAGATTGGTATAAATGGGAATATGATTCTAACGGCAATGAAATATATTTTGAAACTTCAAATGAATATTGGAAAAAGCGGGAGTATGATTCCGAAAATAATCTAATCTACTCTGAGAATTCAGTTGGAGATTGGGAAAGGTGGGAATACGATTCTAAGGGTAAAGAAATCTACTATGAAAATTCAAATGGGTTTTGGACAAAGCGAGAATGGGATTCTAAAGGCAATGAAATCTACTTTGAGGATTCAAATGGTGTAATCAAAGACAACCGACCAAAACCCTGCGAGGACAAAGTAATAGAAATTGAAGGCGTAAAGTATAAACTTGTGAAACAATGAAAACAATAGGACAGCAAATCAATTGGGATTTCGATAGGAATGATAACTTGGAAATTCGGGACAAAAATGATAACCCAATTTACTTTGAAAATCGGAATGGGGATTGGTATAAATGGGAATATGATTCCAATGGAAATGAAATCTATCTTGAAACTTTCAATGGAGATTGGACAAAACGGGAGTATGATTCCAAAAATAATCTAATCTACTGGGAGGATTCGTATGGACAGTGGGCAGAGTGGGAATTTGATTCAAACGGAAATCAAATCTACCATAAAGATTCGTATGGGTATTGGTCAACTCGGGAGTATGATTCTAACGGCAATAGTATCTACTTTGAGGATTCAAATGGTGTAATCAAAGACAACCGACCAAAAAATGAAATAACCATTGATGTCTCTGGTATTGAAAATTCAGGCAAATCACGAGTAATATTCCTGTTAAAAAAATTACTGAAAGAACAAAAATTTGATGTTCAATTTGATGGGGGCAGAGATTTTGATGATGAATCTCATTTTGATGAATATATTGAAAAGAGATTTGATGATATTTTAGAGAATATCAAATCCATAACCAAAATTGTTATTAAAGAATCGCATACCAAATCAAAAAAATAAATTACACAAATGAAAAAATTACTATCAGTACTCGTTTTAGGTGTTCTACTTACAAGCTGTTCCGGCCCATACCACGATGTACCAATGCTCCAAACTACATACCCTATTGTTTATACTGTAAATAGTGGAAATTATATTTGTATTGATTCAATCGGTACTTATCACATACGGGTAACAATAGATGGTCGAATTTATTCTACAATTAGAATAAAATAGCAATATACAAAAAATAAATTACACAAATGAAAAACTTTTTAGAATATATAAAAGAAAAAATCATAGATTTTATCTTTTTTGTAGGTGATAACATCTACTTATTTTTATTTTGGTGGGTGGTGGGGACAACCGTAATGAATTACATAGGGGGTCATCAGCCATCTAACTTAAAGTTATTGGTGATTTTGCTGTTGTTCCTCAAAGCGAATCAATCACCAAAAACTTAACGATAATTAATTATGAAATTAGCAAAAGATAAAAAGCTATGGATTCCTGATGAGGAAATGTGGCAAAATTGGTGTTTGAATTATGAGATTAAACATTGGAAAGAAGTAGTAATGCATTTGAGTAAATGTAGAACTGCATTAGATATTGGCGCCCATGTTGGTATTTGGACAAGAAGAATGGCATCAATATTTGAAAAGGTATATGCATTCGAACCTATTTCAAAACATATTGAATGTCATAAAGAAAATTTAAAACAATACTCTAATGTGGTTTTGAATGAGGTAGGTCTTTCAAACAAAGAAGGAACGGGAGTGATACGGGAGTTGGATTTTAATTCAGGCTCATCTACGCTTGAGTGGAAAAAACTAACAACAAAAGAAACCAAACACAAACAAAGACAGACTGAAATAAATTTAAGAACGTTGGATAGTTATGAACTTACCAATATTGATTTTATCAAAATGGATGTGGAGGGACATGAAGTTAATACTATTGAAGGTGCAAAAGAAACACTTACTAATAATTCACCAATAATATTCATTGAAGTATTACATAAAGAATTAAAAAAACCATATACTGGTAGAGATGCTTTAAAAGATTTGGGATATACCGAAGTAATGCATGTTGGTAGTGGTAATTACATCTATAAACGTTTATAAAATTTAGTATCTTTACATTGTAAATTAAAAAATGAGAAATACGACACAAACAATTGGACAGTTTCTTAACTGGGACTTTGAGACCATCGGTCGGTTGGAAATACGGGACACGAATAATAACCTAATCTACTCCGAAAATTCGGATAGGTTTTGGGTAAAGTATGAATACGATTCTGAAGGTAATCGAATCTACTGGGAGGATTCAAGTGGAGAGTGGGTAAATGAGGCCTCATCTAAAACTTAACGATAATTTAATATTGAAAGTTTGGATAATTGCTCCTTTTGTAGTATCTTTACTTTGTAAATTAAAAAATAAAAGTTATGAAAAATCTATTTGAACGATTGAAGCCGGAAGCTAAAGCAGTAATTGAAGGAGAGGCTAATAAGTATCCCTTATCGGTTTCCGCAATTTTGGAACAAATGAAATCCTCCAATTATATTGGGGAATTACAATATGATAGTGTTATGTGGTTAGCTAGAGATAGTAAACTAAGGGAAATAGCAGGAATGCACCCGTGGGATTATATGGACCATACATTAAGCAATAAGTTATCTGAAGGATTATTCTATAATTAATAAGATAAAATTTAGTATGTTAGATATATTAAATGATTATAAGGAGAGGGGATTGTTATATTCGCAGATTCACCCAACCTTACCACTTACTATATGGAACTATACCGAAAAGGTTCAATATGAAAGTTTGTGGGATGAGATTACTTTACAGTGTAGAGGTCTTGTTACTGATGGTAGTGGTCAAATAGTTGCTCGTCCATTCCAAAAGTTTTTTAATATTGAAGAGAAAAAACATACACCAACTGAAAAGTTCCAAGTTTTTGAAAAAATGGATGGTTCTTTGGGAATCGTTTTTTTGTGGGAAGGTCGGGCTGTTTATGCTACTCGTGGTTCATTCACATCCGAACAAGCTATATGGATGGCTGATTGGGGTGATAGGTATAATTTTTCTGAAATTCTATTAGATGGTTACACCTACCTGTTTGAGATAATCTATCCCGAAAATAAGATAGTTGTTGATTATGGTGGAGTGAGCCGACTTGTTTTACTTGCTGCTATCAAAACCGATACCGGTGAAGAAATTTTGCGAGATGATTCATCTACTTTTGAAATTTATTGGGGTGAACCAGCTACTTTTAAAGGTTGGGATTTAGTAAAGAAATACGATACTATATCTAACTACAATCTATTAAAAGGTATGGTAAAAAACAATCAGGAAGGATTCGTAGTTCGTTTCTCAAACGGTGATAGGGTTAAAATAAAAGGTGAAGAATATTTAAGACTTCACCGAATAATGACCCACCTTTCTACTACCGCAGTATGGGATGCTCTTTCTAATGGTGGTGATATTCTATCAACCCTAACCGATGTTCCCGATGAATTTTATGATAAGATTCGCCAATACTCAAATAAGTTGGTGGATAAATACAATAAAATAGAGGATGAATATATTTGGATATTTAAGATTCTTAGTAAATCCGATGAATTTGAAATTCGTGCCAGGTTCGCTGAACTTGCTAAAAAGCATAAGTACCCGGCAATCTTATTTAAGATGTATGATGATAAAGATTATTCGGGATTGATATGGAAAATAATCCGTCCTAAATTTTCTAAACTTTAATTTGGATATTTAAAATTTAATTTGTATATTTGTATATGAAAACTATAACTATATTTTATGGATAAGTTATTTTTAGGTAATGGTTATATTGGTGGGGTATGTGATGGACTTGGTAAATGGAGTGGAATACCACCAATCCTTTGGAGAATAGGATTTTTATTTATATTCCCATACGCATTTTGGATATATCTAATACTTTGGTTTACTTTAAAAAAAGAGGTTTAACAAAATGAAAAAGTTATTTTTAGTTCGTGGCCTGCCAGGTTCGGGTAAATCAACATTTGCTAAAGCGCTTGGTGGTATTAATATTGAAGCCGACCAATACTTTATGGTGGATGGTAAATATAATTTTGATGCTTCTAAACTTAAATTAGCACATAATTACTGCCAATCACAAACACAAATATGGATGAGATGTAATGACCCACAAATCAATGTAAATCGGATTGTGGTTTCCAACACTTTCACTCAAGAGTGGGAGATGGAAGCATACTATAAATTGGCTGCTAAATATGAATATCAAGTATTTTCTATCATTGTTGAAAATCGCCATAATGGTGTCAATGAGCATGGAGTACCCGAAGAAAAGATTGAACAAATGCGTAATCGTTTTGAAATTAAACTTTAATTAAGATATGAAAAACACAAAATTATCAGTATGGGATTTACCTTATCAATATGGTAAATTTTGGGTTGGTGAATTTACACAATACCACCAATGGGTTGATGAGGAAACAGCAGAACTTATTCTTTTAGAATATTATAATGGTGTTACGGATGGTGATAATTATTTTAGTTTAAATTAAATAATATACATTATGGAAAAAGTAGTTGTTGATGGCATGACCAAGGTCTTAATATCTGAAGGGCATGGTTCAGGGTTTTATACCTATGGAGCACCACCCAACGCAGTTTTTGACCCAAAATTAATTGAGTTGGTTGAATCAGGTAATCACGATGCCACCATATCATATGTAGAAAAAACTTATCCAGGCATACATCTCGGAGGTATATCCGGTTTATCAGTATGTTTAATACCTGTTGATACCGAATTTACAATTAATGATTATAATGGGCATGAAATTATTACATACAAACAGGATATTAATTGGATGATATCATAAAATTAATAAAAAAATAAAGTTATGATTAAAATAGATTTTACGATACTATCATTTATAATGATGGTTGTTTTTGCGATATTCATCATTACAACGCATTTGTATAAAAAGCATAATGATAAAAAATTGTAAATGTTATGATGACTGCAAAAGAAAAAGCAAAATGGTTGGTGGATAAATTTTATTACTCATTCCCCAACAATGGTAGCCTAAACACAGGAATTAATTGTTGTAGTAGCAGGTGGAGTGAAGCAATCCAATGCGCATTAATAACCTGTAATGAGGTATTGGGTGATATGGGGGCAGATAGAGGATATGAATATTGGTTAGAGGTTAAATTAGAGGTAAATGAATTAAAGGAACGGCATGAAAAAAGGTGGAATTAACCACCCATATAAAAAAGTGTCCACTAAATTGGACACTATTTCGTGGATTTAGAGCAAAATGTGGATAAATTTAATGATAATTTAATATTGAAAGCTTGGAAATATAGGTTTTCTGTAGTATCTTTACTTTGTAAGTTAATGAGAGATATGAAAACGAACCTAATGAGTTTATTGATTGTTTACCTTTTCATCGTTGATGAACCTTGTAGGGTAAACCTGCTTAAAGAGCCTGTTCAAAGGTTTGATACCGAATTAGCATCCTAAAAAATTAAACCCCTATATTATGACAAAATTTTCAGTTAGTATCCACGGTTCTTCTTACGAACTCCCGTTGAAAGCAATCCGTACTAAAAACTACGGCCCTACTAAGGGTAGTAAGTATGTGTATGTGAATCCCCCTACCGCCGGTCTTTTGGTGAAGCAGTTTGTTAAGCGAAATTTTCCAAATGTGTTGTGCCGTGTGGCATCGGATTCCTTTTCAGGTGGTAACTCCCTCCGTGTGTATGTATGCACCAAATTAGGCGCTCCAATTGACTCTCAATCTTTCAAAACGATTTCTGATTTTGTGGATATGTGGGAGTATGGTAAATTCAATGGAATGATTGATATGTATGAAAGCTATGAAAATAGTGGTACTATTTCCGATAATGGATTGGAGTTGGAGGCGGGTGTTAAATACGCATTTACTGAAAACCAACCCCGCTTTGGTACTGTAGAGTGGGTTGTGAATGAAGTTCGTAGTGGGAGAACCTTTAGTGATACTGTAAAGTATGTAGATACTAAAATAGCTGAAAAAGCTAAGGTTGAGTTATTACCATATATGAGTGGTATCACAGCTTAATTAAGATTATGAACAAAATAAAGATTTCAGAAATTCGTAAATTCAATGATAATGGAGTTATTCGTGAAGGTATGGTTCACGGTAAATTCAATGAAAACTCATTCATTGTAGTTGTTAAGAATTTTCATACAGGCGAAGAAGAAGATTTTATTGTCAACGCATCCGATTTTATAAATTAAAGATTTAACCTAAATTTTATATGAAACAATTGAATTGCCCCCCCTGCACCACTATTGAGGATTTTATGAATGTATTAACATCCCAACTGAATGAGTATTACAATGCTCAATTCGGTAGGGCGATAGTTGATATAAAGTTAAACACCGGAAGTAAATTTCACAAAATTGTAGTAAACAATTCTGTGTGGGGATTTATCGCCCGTAATAATGGTGTATTAAAAGGTAGACCTTATCTTAGAGGTGATTTGTTAAAAGCAGCAACCCACCGTCAACCCGCCGCAATTAGTCGTGGAAATGTTACTGAAGGTTGTAATTATACCCCGTATGGACCAAATTATTTAAAATAAAAATTATGATAAAGAAAAAACCAACCAACCGCAATTTAGAAATTGATTTGACTGGCCCTCAAGGTAACGCATTCTTTCTTATTGGAACTGCATCAAAGTTGGCCAAACAACTTGGTAAGGATTCAAAAGAAATTACCAATAGGATGATGAGTGGTGATTATGAAAACTTAATCAAAATCTTTGATGAAGAGTTTGGTAGTATTGTTACACTATATCGCTAATAAAAAGTAATAGGTATGAAACTAAAAACCACACCGGATGATGTATTTCACTACTTTGTAGTAGCGTTATCAACTTTAGTAATTATAGCTTGGGCCTTTGCTATTGTTGGTAATATTTTAACATCATTAATCTAAAAAAATCGTTCCCGTAGCTCAGCAGGTTAGAGCGTCTGACTCATAATCAGGTGGTCGTAGGTTCGAACCCTACCAGGAACACAATAAATGCGCTCCGTTCGTCTAATTGGTTAGGACATTCCCCTTTCACGGGAAAGCTTACGGGTTCGAGTCCCGTACGGAGTACAAAAAAATAAACCTATGAAAAAACTAATTATTATATTAGAAGATAAAAATATCTTTAAAAATTGAAAAAATTTCGTTCAGTAGATAATGGTTATGTTGACCCTATAGAGCATACATTGGGTGTACTAAAAAAGTATCCATCAACCAAAATATATATTGGTACTGATTCTCAAAATGTGGGAATACAAACAGTATATGTAACTGCTATTGCGTATAGGTTTGGTATTAGAGGGGTTCATTATATTTATAGTAAAGAAAAAGTACCTATCATAAAAGACCTGTTCAAGCGTTTATTTGAAGAATGTTCTCGTACAATAGAAACCGCTGAATGGTTTACTCAACAAATAAATGTAAATGTAGAGTTGGATATGGATTATAATGAAGATGAATATTGGCCCTCCAATCGTTTAGTATCTGCTACTAGAGGGTGGGCGAGTTCTTTAGGATACAGAGTAAATATAAAACCCCATTCTCAAATTGCTACCAAAGCAGCAGATTATCATTGTTCATAATATGGTAGAAAGGTTTATTCATAAATTTAAAAAATAAAAAATGGCACTTTTAATCGGAATGTTTCTGATGCTATTGGCACAGGTACTTACTTTTTATCAACTACAAGGTCAGATAAAATACCAATGGTTCAAAGATAACTATTGGGTTATTGTATTAATGGGTATTCCAATATCAATGATGTATATGGAATCGGTTAGGCAAATTATCAACTATTATGGTGGGTTACTTTGGCCATCCCGTCTTATTGGGTTTGGTATTGGGGTAGTGGTTTTTGCTATACTTTCACAATTACTTTTTGGAGAGAATTTAAATACAAAAACAATGGTGTGTTTAATTTTATCAGGAGTTATTATATTGATACAAATATTTTGGAAATAAAAAATCAATATTTATTTATATAAACAATTTAAAAAAACAATCTATGAAAAAAAGTTTTATTCTCGCTCTTTTGAGCATGATTAGTTTCGCACAAGCGCAAACTACAGTTGATACTATCCAATCGGATATTACAACAAACACCACTTGGAATAGTGGTACAATTTATTTACTAACGGGAAATCGGTTTGTAAAAAATGGGGCAACCTTAACTATTGAACCTGGTACAATTATCAGAGGCGATAAAGCATCAAAGGGAACTTTAATTGTTACTAAAAACGGCCGTATTAACGCAAATGGAACTCAAACCCAACCAATTGTTTTTACCTCAAATGAACCCACCGGTCAGCGAGGTTATGGAGATTGGGGTGGTGTTGTTATTTTAGGAAACGCTACCACTAATATTCCTGGTGGGGTTGGTATTATTGAAGGTGGTCTTTTAGGGCAAGATGCGACCTATGGTGGAACTGATGATGAAGATAGTTCGGGTGTATTTAGGTATGTTCGTATTGAATTTCCCGGCATTGCTTATCAACCAAATAATGAAATTAACGGATTAACTTTGGGTGGTGTTGGTAGTAAAACTATTATTGAATATGTACAAGTCAGTTATTCAGGCGATGATGCCTTTGAGTGGTTTGGTGGAACAGTTAATGGTAAATATCTAATTGCCCATCGTGGATGGGATGATGATTTTGATACCGATTTTGGTTATACAGGTAAAGTACAGTTTGCTTTATCAATACGCGATGCAGCCATTGCCGACCAATCCCAATCAAACGGGTTTGAATCTGATAACGATGGAACGGGTAGTGGGAATACTCCTATTACCGCACCACTATTTTCAAATGTAACTATTATCGGTCCAAAAGAAAATGGAACACCAAATTCGCTTTATCGTAGGGCATTACACCTTCGTAGAAACACGAGAACATCCGTTTATAATTCATTATTTATGGGATATCCAACGGGAGTACATATTGATGGTTCGGCTGCTCAATCAAATGCCACCAACGATATCCTTCAAATTGAAAGGGTAGTATTTGCTAATATGACTAATAAATTTGAACAAACGGCCGGAGCAAACTCTTGGGCTGGGATGGTGAATTATTTTAGTGATAGTTTAAGAGAAAATGAAGTATTTGATAGTACATCGCAAATTGGGTTATCTTCAGGATATAATAATCTAACAAACCCACAATTGCTTCCTCAACAAAATAGTATTTTATTAACAGGTGCTTCTTTTTCAAATCCCCGACTATCAAACAATTTCTTTACACCCGTTACTCATCGTGGTGCGTTTGGTACATCTGATTGGACAATTGGTTGGTCTAATTTTAACCCGGATACAATTAGAACATCTATTCGTTATATGGATATCTCAAAACGAATGAGTGTTTATCCAAACCCTATGAATAACCAATTCACGGTGGAATCTAACGAACCTATTACAAATATTTCAGTATTTAATATTATGGGTTCTAATGTTCAATCGGATATTACATACAATGAAAATCGTTCAATAGTTAATATTGAAGATACTATAAGGGGTATTCTTTTTGTTAATGTTAGAACACTATCAGGAAATTATACAACCCGTATTATTAAAAATTAGGATAAAATAAAAATGTCAATACTAATTGCATCAGACCACGCTGGGTGGGAATTAAAAAACCACCTAATTGAGTTTATGAGTAAGAATGGCGTAGAATTAACGGACTTGGGAACGAATACTCCCGAGTCCGTTGATTACCCAGATTACGCACATAGGTTATGTTCAAACTTTAAATCACAATTTGGTATTCTTATATGTGGTAGTGGTAATGGGATGTGTATGGCAGCGAATAAATGGCCGGGAATCCGTGCCGCACTTTGTTGGGATGTTGATACTGCACGATTAGCAAGGGCTCACAATAATGCAAATGTTATTTGTTTATCTGCAAGGTTTCTTTGTATTGATGATGCGGTTGATATCCTAACCACATTTTTAGAAACCGATTTTGAGGGAGGTAGACATATTAAACGAATGATGGGAATTGATATAGCTAATAATTATGTATAAATTAGAAGATGTAAATAGTGGCCGGATTTGGGAGGCAGAATCGGCCAAATGGGCCCAAAGAGATTTGCGAGGTGGTATAAAAAATTGGCAAGATGGTGGGCCGCATGTAGGTAATATACTCGTTCTTAATTTTGAATATTCAGATGGTATGGGTTCATTTTATTCTTTTTGTTCTGATAAGATAACTGAAATCGTAAATTGGAAAGGTCAGGATGTTCACTTTAAAACTGAAGGTGATAAGGAATATAAACTATCTTTTAAGTTTTGATAATGAACTGGACTGAATACTTTTTAAAAATTGCTGAAGTAGTAAAATTAAAATCCAAAGATAAAAGTACACAAATCGGTGTAGTGTTGGTTGGGGATAATAATGAGATTATATCTACTGGGTATAACTCATTCCCACGAGGGATTGATGATGGTGTCAAAGAAAGGCAGAATAGACCTGAAAAGTATTATTGGTTTGAACACGCTGAAAGAAATGCTATCTATAATGCAGCCCGAATTGGTGTATCTACGAATGGAGCGAGGATGTATATGACTTGTGGAATACCTTGCGCAGATTGTGCAAGGGGGATTATAAACGCTGGGATTAAGGAGATATGGATGTTGGGTGGTGGTTCTAATCAGTTAAAGTGGGAAGAAAGTGCGGAACGAAGTATCAAAATGTTTGAGGAAGCGGGGATTGGTGTTTTTTATTACACAAAAGATTTGGATAATTAAATAATTATTTGTATATTGTATAAAATTAAATCGGAGTAGATTATGAAAGAATACTATTTTTATTTCAAATCGGATAATAAAATGGAAGCAATTAGTAAAACAAAAGCAAGTTCTTTAGAAGATGCTATTGAGTTATTTTGTGAAACTAAAAAAATGAAAGTATCCCAATTTAATGAATTATTTAATGTAACCGAAGTGGTAAGAAAAAAAGTAGTTAATAAATAATAATAATAATGCCTCGGTGGCGAAATAGGTAGCCGCGCAGGACTTAAAATCCTGTAGCCGATGAGGCTGTACCGGTTCGATTCCGGTCCGAGGTACAAAAAATAAATATGCGCCCGTAGCTCAGTTGGATAGAGCAACAGATTTCTAATCTGTTGGCCAGGGGTTCGAATCCCTTCGGGCGTACTAAAATAAAAAAGTAATGAATATAAAATACAAATTTAAAAAATTGCAGGTGTGGTTTAGGCGAGGTTTAGTTAAACACGAACCATATACTGAAAGAGAGGTTTTAACAAAGAGGGTTTTAATACGATTAATGTCTAATCCAAAAACCCATTATTTGATGACACCATCGGGTAGATACTATGTTCAAACTGATGATAAACAATATACATTAATACTGCAAAATAATATGGTTAAAGTTTCCAATCACTATTATACATTTGAGTTTACTATTAGTTCATTTCTATCAAATGAATTGATTGAGTTGGTTCAAAAGGCAATTGAGAAAGAACGTGGTAAAATGGAAGAAGAAATGTTTAAAACGGAAATAAACATGCTTAATGATATTTTATCAAAAAAATAATTGTATTTATTTATGAAAAAATTTGGAAATATGAAATTTCTTTTGTATATTGTGTAAAATTTAAAACAATTTAATTATGAAAAACATCTTTTTTATGGTAATGGCTGCTATGGTTGCATCACTTACGGCCTGCACCAACAACGCTGAGCAAACTGAAGAATCGGTTGCTGAACCAGTTGATTCTGCAGTTGTAGATTCTACTCAGGAGTTTTATCCTGCTGCAGATAGCACTACTACCGCACAATAGTAGTTTCTCAACACATCCCCTTAGTGGGGGTACTTGCGGGTATCGTATAATGGTATTACATTCGCTTTCCAAGCCTATGACGGTGGTTCGATTCCATCTACCCGCTCAATAAAATAAACTATGAGTTATTTAGGACAGGTTATTTATGTAAACGATGGGATGTTTCAGGTCTATCGTACAATGAAAGAAGAACCAAATCTAAATGTAGATTTTATAAAACAATATTGGGAATGTAGCCATACTTTTAAAAAAGATGGTTTGTTATTTTTTTGTAGAGAAATAGTATCTATACCATTTGAAGAAATTACGGATGGAGTTGATTAATACACATCCCGTCAAGAAATCCGATTTAGGATTTCACGGAAACCTTTTTGGTGGAAAAGCATTGGCATGGATTGATGCTTCTGCGGCTGCGTACGCAATGCAGGTGTGTGATACACCCCGTGTGGTTACTATTAAGATAGATGAATGTTTATTTAAGAAGCCGGCAAAAGAAGGGCAGTTATTAAAGGTATATGGTAGTGTAAATCGTATTGGTAATACATCCGTTAAACTATACATTGAAGCAAGAGCGCATAATGTATATACTGGAGGTCAGACTACTGTTGTATCTACCTATATTACCTTTGTGAGAATTGATGAGGATGGAAATCCGATTCCTATTTCAGAGCGGGTTAAGAAAAAGTATGGGTTTGGGGCTGACCTCAAGGATACCCCATTTGGGGGATAAAACCAACTGTCCAATAAATTGGACACTTTTCCACACGAATGTGGATAACTTTAATGAAAATTTAATCTAAAAGGCTTGGAAATTTGCTCTTTTATACTTATCTTTAGGTATTAAATAATTATTGATATGAGTAAACCCAAACGAGACAGGAAATTGCTTGATTTTAACGGCAATTGGAGTTCAGGAGAGGCTGCACACCATATCGGTAAGAAAATGACAGAAAAGGTGGTCCCCTCATCCAAATCCTATTCAAGAAAGAACAAATCTTGGTTAAAAGATTTAACCTAAATTTAATATTGAAAGCTTGGATATTCCCTATTTCTGTATTATCTTTACATTGTAAGTTAATTCCTCCTATATGAAAAAATATAAAAGTAAGTCCTATTATTCCGACTATTGGTTGGATAAATCTATGTTCACCCCGACCACTTATCGTGGCACTTATCGTGCTGATGGTAGTGGTGATGCTTATCAGGTCAAAACTAATGACCTTATTAAGTTGGCCTCTTATAAACGGGCCATTTCTAACTTTGTGAGAATTGTAACAAACAAACCTATTCCGGTCAAATTTTCTACGGGTAATCAATCCTATACTGATGGTAATAGTGTGGTAATTTCTTCAAAGATGGATGATGCTGAATTTGACCCGGCGGTAGGGTTGGCTCTCCACGAGGGTTCGCACATTAAACTTACCGATTTTACTATTCTTCAAAAGTATTTTCAACCAAACTCCACAGCGTTACCACCCGTTATTGCTAATCGTATTTCCAAAATGCCGGAGGTATCTGAATCTGATATATTGGCTGTTCGTACATTGAAAAAGTATATGTCTCAATACCTAAAAGATATTCTCAATATTGTTGAGGATAGGCGTATTGATAATTACATTTATAACACAGCCCCTGGTTATCGTGGGTACTATCACTCTATGTATGATAAATACTTTAATGATAGTGTTATTGATAAGGCTTTGGTATCTGATGAATACACTACCGAAGATTGGGAATCTTATATGTTCCGACTTTGTAACATTACAAACAAACATCGTAGGTTGGGTGCTCTTAAATCTTTACCCACTATTTGGACTTTGTTGGATTTGAAAAACATTGAACGATTAAAAACCACTACTGATAGTTTGAATCTGGCTTCAGAAATTTTCTTAACTATTTTTGATGCAGTTTATACCGAACCTACTGAAGAGGATAATCAATCTTCATCCGGCGATAGTAATGATTCATCTTCAGGCGATTCTAATGGTAACTCACCAATGACAGGTGATTTTGATTCACCTCAAACGGGTGGTGGTTCTATGGAATCTAATGGTAATGGGGATTCTTCTGATGATGATTCTTCTGATGATGATTCTTCTGATGGGGATTCTTCTGATGGGAATTCTTCTAACAATAGTTCTGGTGGTTCTGGGAACACGCTTTCACCCTCTCTTAAAAACAAACTTAATAACGCTATCAAAAAGCAGAAAGATTTTTTGAGTGGTAATATTTCTAAAAAGAAAATGAGTAAGGGTGAATCTTCTGTAGTAAACGCTTTGGAGGAATCTGATGTAGATTTGAAAACCGTATCCGCGGAACGCCGTTGGGGTGGTGGTATTCAAAGAACAAACTGTTATTTAGTTAGGAAACTTACTAATTCGTTGATTGAATCCCGTGCATTCGCTATTACTACTAATTATACCGGTCACCTTGATGAGAATCAAAAATATATTGATAAAGGTATTACATTGGGTGTGTTGTTAGGTAAAAAGCTTAAAACGCGTGATGAGAATCGTAGTTTGGTTACGCCCCGTCTTAAATCGGGTAAGATATCATCCCGAATGTTACACGAGGTTGGGTTTGGTAATTTCAATATCTTTGAAAAGATTCAAACCAATTCCGTAAAACCAATCACTCTTCATATTTCAGTTGATGCTAGTGGTTCAATGGGTGGAAGAAAATGGCGTAATACACAAACCGCTGTGGTTGCTATCGCTAAGGCCGCTTCAATGATATCAAATATCAATGTGGTTATTAGTTACCGAAGCACTTATGATAATGGTGCTTCAGTTCCGCTGATTGTAATCGCTTACGATAGTAAGGTTGATAATTTCTCAAAGATTAAGAGCATGTTCAAACATTTAATGCCACACGGTACAACACCTGAAGGTTTGTGTTATGAGGCGATTATGGGTGAGATTTTGAAAACCAAAGATAGTTCCGAAAAATACCTAATTAACTTTTCGGATGGTATGCCTACCTTTGAAAATAAGGACATGAGTTATGAGGGCAATATTGCTATCAGACACACCGCCGACCAGGTTAATAAATTAAGGATGGGTGGTGTTAGTGTTTTATCTTACTTTATTAGTGAATATAGCTTTGATAGAATGCGTGGTACATCCTACGCTGATGACTTTACTCGGATGTATGGTAAGGATGCTAGGTTCATTAATGTGAATGAGGTAATGGACTTGGCTAAGACATTGAATGGTAAATTTGAGGTAGGTGTCCAATAAAATGGACACTTTTCCCTCAAATGTGGATAAGTTGTGGATAAATTTAATGATAATTTAATATTGAAAGCTTGGATAATTGCTCCTTCTGTAGTATCTTTATATTGTAAGTTAAACCCCTATATATGAAAAACCAAAGATTTGTTTTCGGTACTATCGTTCAAAGTAACGGTGTACTAATGTTCCAAGATTCAAATGGAGCAATGTTCAACATCCCAGCTCTTAACGAGAAGGGGACTTCCCTCTACCGCAGGGCTCTTCAGGCTTCTAAGCGACCTGATAAGTTCCGATTCAAAATTAGGGTTAAGGGTTCGTTCACTTCTGGTGAGCTTTGTTTTGGCCGTGTTCCTGCTTCTAAAGCAACCGACACCACTCCCGTTATGAACTTCAATAAACCAAACGGTGGGTTGGAGCAATACGCTGTGGATTCGGTTCATAAACCTACCGTGACTATGGTATCAACTCCGGCTCAAATCACCGCTCCGGTGGTTATGCCTGAAAATGTTTTGAACTTCATCCACACCGAAGCTGCGGGGTTGAAGCCAAAGATGTTGTTTATGCCGGAACTGAAATGGAAATATTTAATTCGTAACATTCTCCGTGGTAAAAACATTATGATGACCGGTGCTGCTGGTTGTGGTAAAACGATGGCTGCTAAAGCCGCTGCGTGTTCAATTGATGGGTACTCTACCTTTATCATCAACTTGGGTGCTACTCAAGACCCCCGAACTACGCTGATTGGTAATACCCAATATGACACCACCAAAGGTACGGTGTTTAATCAATCACCTTTTGTGAAGGCAATCCAAACGCCAAACACTGTGGTTGTGTTGGACGAGATTACGAGGGCTCACCCCGAAGCGTGGAACATTCTGATGACTGTTCTCGATCCAGGTCAACGCTACCTTCGTTTGGATGAAGCCGCTGATGCTCCTACTATCAATGTGGCTGATGGTGTTTCCTTTATTGCCTCTGCTAATATTGGTAATGAATATACCGCCACCCGAATGCTTGATAGGGCTATCTTAGACCGATTTACGATTATTGAGATGGATTCTCTGACTAAGGATGAAGAATCTACTTTGCTTGGTATGATGTATCCTTCGGTATCTTCGGAACTGTTGGTTAATGTGGCTGAAATTACAACGATGACCCGTGATGAGGTTCGTGGTGAATCACCCAAACTGACCAACTCCCTCTCTACTCGTACTGCTGTGGAAATTGGTTCGCTACTCTACGATGGATTTAGTTTGACTGAAGCAGCTGAGATTGCTATCTATCCCTTCTTTGATAATAGTGGTGGGGCTCAATCGGAGCGTGTGTTTATGAAGCAGTTCGTTCAAAAGTTTGTAAAAACTGGTGAAGAAAACCTCTTCAATACTGAAGATACTACTGCTGTTAATAATCCGTTTTAATTTATATGGGGTATAATAAGTTCAAATGGTGGAGAAAGGGGGCTCGTAAAGAGCCCCTTTCTTCTAACGCACATCTTTATGATAAGATTGTGAATGGTGATTTTGATATATCGGAATTCTTTCAACAGGCTTTAGAGGCTAGAAAAAAAGCAAATCGTGCATATGAACTTGCCTATAAAAAGTATGGTGGTAATTCTAATTCAGATAGGTGTGAGTTTGCTAGGGATGAGAGTAGGATGGATAGAGTTCGTGCTTTAAAGCTTGAATTTGAAGGTGAGTTAGATGAGATTCGCATATTAAATTCACTTCGGACTGAACTACAAAAAAAGTTTGGTGTTGATGTGTGGGATGAAATGATGAATGAATCTCCAATGGATTTAGATGAACTATATAATTATTACTATCAAAAATCAATTGATAAATAATAAAGATGAAAACTTCAGATGAATTAAAAAAGTATAAAAAAAATCATCATACTAGATATAATCAATCTACATTTGTAGGGCCTGTTAGAGCGTGGGGTAGACTTAAAGCTCGCAAAAGGTATGAAAGTGGAGTGAATTATAAAGAAAAGCCTGCTTTCAAAGGATTCTGTCAAGCAATTGGAACTGGAGATACATTCGCAATTACAATGTGGGATAATGGTAATGGTAGTTATAGATTTGAAATTTGTGAGAATGATAGTTATTCTCAAAAAAATGTATCACCAATATTTTGATATTTAAAATTTCTTTTGTATATTTGATATGATGTATGACCCGAACAAACCGTTAAGTAACGAAGAATTGGAATCTTTACCCAAAGATAAGTTCTTTGAATATTTAGATAGTAAGGCAGAATACCTTAAAAGGTTTTCAACTCCACTATCAGGTTATAAACTGAAGAGGTTTGCGTATGGAAGTGCTGCTGTTAGTGGTGAGGTAATATCCCATTCTCATCACGAACAATTAGGTAAATGGGGTAAAGAAAATTTTCATAAAACTTGTGAAATCGTTAAAAGTAAATTAAAGTAAAAAAATTATGATGTACTATTTAGTAAAAGTTAAAGTAGAAACCGATAATGGTAATGGTAAAATTAAAAAGAATACCGAACAATATTTGGTAAAGGCTGTATCGGTTACAGACGCAGAAGCCCATATTACCGCATTCCTACAAAACTCACCATTGGAGTTTGAGGTTAGTTCAGTCACACAAACAAAAATTCTAAATGTGATTGGAAATTAATTATGGTTTATAGTATAGGCGATAGAGTAGTAGTTAGTGTATATTCCAATTTTATGGTTGGTAAGATTGTTTCAAAAACAAAGATACGAAACAGCAATGCCTACGATGTAAAATTGGAGGATGGTAGATTGATAGAAAATTGTTCACTTAATAAAGAAATAGCTAATGGCTTTTTAATCAATAAACGATTAACCCAATTATTCAATGAAAAAGAAAACGAAGCAGCCGAAGGTAGTATCGGTCAATCCACAATTTGATAGGATTAAACGGCGTGTACTCAAAAAGTTTCCTGATGCTAAAACCACTATGACGTCCGATGGTAGATATAAAGTATCCGATGGTCATGGTGGGTATATCGGTGATGAGGTTTACCTACCCTCCCAACCAACGGTAATGGATGCTTGGTATTGGGCTAATGAATCTATGAAAACGATTCAGAATATAAATCGTACACATCCCGATAAAAGTATAATGGATTTTGATGAAAGAAAATTCAATAGAGTATCATCCCGCAATTTTAGGAAAAATAAAAAATCAAAAAATGTGGAATAATTAAATCGTTTTCTATATTTATTATTGTATAACAATTAAACAAAAAAGTTATGAGTAGTAAATATAAAAACGCACCGATTAAGAGCTATGTAAATAATTCTTTCGCAGTAACTCAAAAGCAGGAAGCCAAATTTCAGAAATACGCTGGAAAAAACTATACTGATATTGATTTACAAATTAACCCGGAACTAAAACCATCAGATTATCCTATAAAACCATTTACCGAAATCGGTAGTTTGAAAATAGGTAATAACGAAATGGTAATTACAAAGGCGGAAGCAGAAAAAATTATTAATACTCTTAATGATGCTTTACTAACAGTAGAAAAAAAATATAGGTTAAATATATTCAACTAATTATTCAATATGGGTCCAAAACCAACTCAAAGCACTACTGAATTTGAAAAATTAAAAGAGGCTTTGTTTGGTGGATATGGATTTAAACCGGACCCACACACATCACACTCAATTGCTATTAGTCCATCAACTAAAGGACCAATGGTACAAATAGAAAACCCAACGGATAAAGAATCAATTCTTTTAAACAAAGAAACCTTTGATAAGTATATTGCCAATTGTGTTGATATAATAAAAAAGAAAAAAGAACCATATTATACTTTAGTAAAGAATAATCTTAAAACAGTTTTCTTTCCAACCGAAGTAGAGATAGATGAAAATTATAGGAATAAGATGCGAGAAAGGTTGCAACTTATTTTGAATAAAACATACTACAATAAAAATGAGGTATTGGAAGAGGTTGTATGGATAATTGATGAGTATATTACCGAAAGTGATTACGCAGTATCCAAAGAAATTTTAGTTTGGTTGAACGAACAATATAAAAAAGATTAACTATTTATTAGTATGAATATGGAAGTTTTTTGGAATGAACAGGAGTATGATTTCTATAAATCTCTTTCACCAAGAGATAAACTTATCTATTTTTCCGATATGTATTCAGGCTTTTTTGATAAGCTTGGTGATGAAGAAGATGATATATTAGAATCTTCAGAGGAAGATGCTTTAGAAGCTGATATGTTGGAATCGTTATTTTCTAATTATGATAACGATGATAAAAATAAAAGGTTCATAAAAATTCAATCTATGAGTGGTGAAGATATAACACCTGTATTAGTTAAATTATTTTGTGATGGATTTATACTTAAAAGGCATGATATGGTAAGAACACCAAATGGTGATACCCATAGATTTTTAGTAATAGGACAAGGACCACCAACATCACTAAACTAATTTATGATAGTTGATGAGTTTGATTTTGGTAATGGTATATTTGGTCAGATAAGATATAAAAAGGATTCAAAATCTTTTTTCAATATAAATTCAGTTATGAAAGATGAATTTAGATGTTATTTAATTAAACCATTAAATGGTATAGAAATTTATTTAACATCCACCCGAACTCAAACTCAGGCAAAAGATTATTTGTTTCAATTACACAATTCAAGATACAAATAACTTTGGTATGATTTTTGATATATATTAAAAGAGTGTAACCTAAGGGCGCAACCGACTACCGAAAGGGGTCAAAATTAAAATTATGTTTAACAATTAAAATAGATTTAAGGACTATTATGACACACATTAAAGAATTACCACTTTCACCATTTGATATTTTGGTGAAAAATTTTTTCACAAACGATTCATTTTTCGCACCAGCGATGGATGTAAAAATCGGCCACCCCGTAGATATCTACGAAACCAAAGAAGGTTTATGTTTTGAAATCGCCGGAACGGGGTTATGTAAAGAAGATATTGATATCAATATTGAAGGCGATTTATTAAGGGTTTCTTATTCTAAAAAAGATGAAGCCAAAGAAGCTGTAGTAAATTATATTCACAAAGGAATTTCAAAGCGTTCCTTTAATTTGGGATATAAGATTGCTCGTAAATATGATTTGAATTCAGCAGAAGCAAGTATGAAGGATGGTTTACTTAAAATCAGTATTCCATTTGCTGAAGAATCAAAACCAAAAGCACTAAAAATTAAGTAATAAAACCCGCGCCCTTGGGTTATAATCTTTTAAAAAATTAATCAAAATTTAATATGGGGGATTTGGAAAAATCCCCTTTTTTCATTATATTTGTAGTATCTAAATCAAAAACTATGTCAAACTTAGGATACGCTTGCATCAATATGACTTTGGGCAAGAAAAAGATTACCACCAATAGGGGTATGATTAGGAAAACCTTTTTAAAAGAGGGTATTGGTAGGGCTTCGGAACTTGGGTTGCAGAACACCCGTGACCTGATAGAAATCATCAAATGGAACGAAAAGATGGGTATAAAACTCTTCAGAATCACCTCCAATCTATTCCCTTGGTCATCCGAATACCCACTATCAGATATGCCGCATTTTGCTCCTATATCCAATCTCCTGAAGGGTGCTGGGGTGTTGGTATCCAACTATGGACAACGAATTACATCTCACCCTGGCCCCTTTAATGTGCTTGTTTCACCCAATGAAAGGGTGGTAATGAACACCATAACGGATTTATCGCTGCATGGGGAGGTCTTTGACCTGATGGGGTTGAGTAGGACACCCTATAATGTCATTAATATCCATTGTAATGGTGTCTATGGGGATAAAGAATCAGCGATGGATAGGTTCTGTCGGAACTTTGAAAGGTTGCCTGATGCGGTTCGTAGTAGGCTCACAGTGGAGAACGATGATAAGGCTAGTATGTATTCGGTAAAGGACCTGATGTATATCCACCAAAGGACTGGTATTCCAATTGTATTTGATTATCACCACCACAAGTTTTGCACCGGTGGTTTATCGGAGCAGGAGGCTTTAGAGTTAGCAATGAGTACTTGGCCGGATGGTATTAAACCTGTGGTTCATTATTCAGAATCAGCTATAGGTAAAATCCCCCAAGCGCATTCGGATTACATTTCAAACAAAATTGAAACCTATGGTTACGATTTGGATATTGAAGTAGAAGCTAAAATGAAAGAATTAGCGGTTCTTAATTACTTAAATCAGTATGGACATAATTAACCCGTTTAAGGTTATTATCTATTTTTTGGATATTTATTTAATATTTCAAGTTTCTCTTGTTGTTTACAGTCAATATTGATATCAAAAGATTTGATAATAAATACAACTGGGAAAGTTAATAAAGTTAAAAAAATGGAATAACATATGAAAAATTTTTTTACGAGAAAAAATGGTTTCATAATCTTAATGATATTATCTACAGTTATACTTGCTGGTTCAGCAGCATACTATTCTATATTCGGACTTAGTTCACTTTTTGCTGGAGCAAGAACCGAAGTAATTATAATGGCGGGGGCATTAGAATTTGCAAAAATAATTCTTGCTTCATACCTCCACAATTATTGGAAGGTAATTGGTTGGTTAAAATGGTATATGGTTTCAGCTGTTGTAATTTTAATGATGATAACATCATTGGGTATATATGGTTTTTTGACTTCCGCATATCAAACCACAAGCGATAAATTTACTATCCTTAATAAAGAGGTTGGTGTTGTGGATGTGAAACGAAATAGATTTAAGGAACAGTTGGCTGATTTGAATAGTGAGAAAAAATTATTAGAAACATCCATATCATCTTTGAGGGGTGGATTAGCAAATAATAACTCTCAAACCGAACGAGGGGCTATATCACAAAGAAGGGCTTTGAGTAGTGAATTAAAATTAGCAGTTCAGCAAAGAGATAACTTAACCCTAAAAATAGAATCGTTGAATGATTCATTGACTTCATTAGATTTACAAATATTGGATAAGGAATCAAATAATGTAGTTGCTTCAGAAATAGGTCCACTTAGATATTTAGATAAGTTGACGGGATGGGGTATGGATAGAATTGTAAATTGGTTTACATTATTAATTGTATTGGTATTTGACCCATTAGCAATCTCTATGGTCATAGCCTTAAATAAACTTATTAAAGAAATAAAGGTAGAGGAAATTAAACCTATTGAAGAAATACCTATCAAAAAAGAAGTGGTTATCAATCCCAAAGAAGAAATTAAAGAACCGGTTGTGGAAACTAAAGAAGAAAAACCTGATGTAGTATTTGAACCAACTACCGAAGAAGCCGTAAATTTATATAATGAAGTATCACCCCAAACACCAACGCATACTTATCGAAAAACCGGCGCAGATAGATACAGATAATAAAAAACTAAAAATAATTTGGTAATATACACTTTTTGTTGTATATTGTGTAAAATTTAAACGAATAATTTATGATAGATGAACTTTATACCACCAGCTCCCCAAATGTAAAATTTGATTATAAAAATGATAGTGGGGATGATAGCGACCCACACAAACACTTTTTTAGGGAGTTTGATTATGGTATTGATTTAACCGATAATGTTATCGTAATTTGCGATGAAATTCAAATGGGATTACTACCCGAATTTATTGCTAAGGTAAGATTGTTAAAGAAAGTAAACTCCGAAACAACTACAATTAATATCCTACTAAATTCAGGCGGAGGTGATGTTGTAGAAACGCTTGGTATTATTGATTATATCAGAGGAAACAAAGATATGAAATTCAATATTATTTGTAGGGGTATTGCAATGTCAGCAGCGGCTCTTTTACTCGCAGCAGGTACTGGGGTTAGAGCAGCATCAAAGCATTCAAAGATTATGGTTCACCAATTATCTACTTTTGCAGCAGGTAAATTAAGTGATGTAAAATCAAATGCCAAATTCGCTGATAGGTTAGAAGAAGAGTGTAATAGTATGATGGCTGAATTTACAAAGAAGTCAAAAGATTGGTGGCAATCAAATCAGCAAAGTGATTTATTCTTATCCGCAGAAGAAGCATTGGAGTTAGGAATTATTGATAAAATTATTTAATTATGTATTTTGATTTTTTCTCACCAGAAGAACTACTGGAGAATTACAAAAAGTTCAGAAAATTTATTAATCAGGAATTTAGTGGTGAACGATTGGATGCCCTAAATAAAATGTATGACCACTTTGAAGAGAGGATTATTTATACACCCGCTTCATCGTTTGAACATTTTCATAATGCTTTTCCCGGCGGATATATTGACCATATAATGAGGGTAACTCGTAATGCATTAAAGGTATTTGAACTTTGGAAAGAGTTAGATATGATTACCAATGATATTACAAGAGAATCGGTTGTATTTGCAGCCCTTCATCACGATTTAGGTAAGGTAGGTTCAGTTGAAGATGATTGGTATAAAAAGAATGATTCGGAATGGCATGTAAAGAATCAGGGTAAGATTTATAAATCAAACCCAAACCTACATTGGATGGAGATTCACGACCGTACATTCTTTCTACTAAATCACTTTGGTGTTAAATGTTCAGAAGAAGAGTATCTTGCTATCCGATTAACGGATGGTTTATATGATACATCCACCGAAAGTTATTATAAAAGTTTTCAGCCTGAAAATCAACTAAAAACATTTTTACCACATATTTTACATCAAGCCGATTTTATGGCTTCAAAGTATGAGTATAATCGTTGGGTGGTTGAAGGTAAAAAGTTAAAAGGTACGAGAGGAACTCTTAATACAAACGGAAAACCGAATGGGTTATCTAAATTTGAAAAGATAGTATCTCAAAAATCTGAAGATGATAAACCAAAGGTTGATATGGTGTTTGATGCGTTTAAAGATATAATGGAGGATTAATATGGTAACGCTTTTGGTGATATTGTTTTTAACGGATGTGGTTTTAGGTTTCTTTGTATGGAATCTACTACGAAAATTAGAAGCAGTTGAAGATAGTTTGGATGAGTTAGAAAAAGAATATACTCAGGCCGATACAATTTTGGATTCAATGCAAGAAAGGATTCAAAATGCAATGGATAAAATGAAATCAATAGATAGAATTGGTTCGTTTGAAGCCGATGATGAGACTGGTTATGTATTTAGAGAAATGTATAGTATTATAGAAGAATTGGACGGGTATTATGGGAAGAAAAGCGAAATCACCGAAGAGCAATAGGTATTTTACGAATATAACTGAAATAGCTATAAACGCATATAATAATTTGGATGATGTTGATAAAAAAAATCGTATCTACAATAGATTTATAGAATATCCGTTTGATAAGCTTGCGGAGAATGTAATACATACTTACAAAACCTACTACTTTGATGATTCATATGAGGATGTAAAAGCCTCTGTGGTTGCGTTTCTAAATGAAAAGATGCATAAATTTAAGGGAGATAAAGGAAAAGCATTTTCTTATTTCACTGTAATTGCAAGAAACTTTTTATTCAATGAAAATAACGCAAACTATGCGAAGATGAAAGCTCAAGAAAATTTAGATGCTGTAGATATTGGTAGAAATGTTCCCAATGAAGTTGCAGAATATGAAGCAATAGAAGAAAAATCTGATTTTATGGATTACTTTGTGGATTATATAGATTTAAATCTAAATAAACTTTTTGTAAAAGAAAGGGATAGGAGAATAGCGGATTCAGTAAACGAACTATTCCGTACCAGGAAAGATTTATATTCTTATAATAAAAAGGCACTTTATATACTTATTAGAGATAGGACAGGAGTAAATACGCAGTATATTACAAGGGTTATAGGAAAAATGAAAATAATATTTGTGGAATTAAATTCTGAATATACCAAAAATGGTATTCTAAAATTAAACCACAATATAGAAAGGTATTATGAAGAAGGATGATGATATATTTAAAGGGACGACATTTTCATCGTTATTAAAAGATGTATATGATAACTCCCGTAAAAAAGATAGACAGATAAAATTACTGATTGCTCAATTAGAACCATTGGTTAAAAATCTAAATGATGCATCAGTAGTAGTTCCGTTGATTAAGGAATACTTAGAGGTATCAGTAAAGAATGATGACCAATTAGTAAGGTTGGCTGCGATTGCACAAAAACTATTGGATAAGGGTGGTTCTGATGATGGGTTACTACTATCAGAAGAAGAAAAGAAACAGTTGTTAGAAGCTAGTAGGGATGTAGATGAAAAATTAGAATCCCTAAAAAAAGATGAGGATGAATAATGCTTGGCGAAGTAGTTGAAGTATTTTTAAAGGATGGTAATCCAGATGATATTTATAAAATAAGCGTTTTAGTTAAACGTGATGATAGTACAACTTCATCTGAATTTGCTTATCCACTAAACCCTTATATTAAATCAATACCCACTATAGGTGAACAGGTTTATTTAATTAGTGCTTTAAGTTCTAGATCTAACCCTTTTGCGGGTGGTTTTTCATTTTACTATATATCACCCACCTTTTTACAAAGGTCGTTAAATAACAATCCCTTACCAAAAGTGATTAAAAATGGGGTAGTATTATTTGACATCAGCTCATACGAAGAACCAATATCAAACACATCCGGTGTTAATGATGATACAAAAGATTTTGGTAAAGGATTTTCAGAAGTAAATAATTTATCGCAATTACAACCTTATATTGGTGATACCATATTTGAAGGTAGGTTTGGACAATCAATAAGATTTGGTTATACGCCAAAAAACAGTGAGGCTCAAAGATCACCATCATGGAATTCGTCTGTTTCTGGTGCACCAATTACAATTATAAGAAATACTCAAAACGATACTAATAAAAAGGGGTACGATAAATTTGTTGTTGAGAATATAAACAAAGATGATTCATCTATATGGATGACTACAAAACAAAAGGTAGCAACTAAATTAGCGAGTAAATCTGTAGTAAAAAATACATCTGAATATAAAAACCCACAAGTTATTATTAATTCTGATAGGTTAATATTTAATAGTAAATCTGATAATATTATACTATCATCTAAAAAGGATGTAGCTATATCTACATTGAAATATACAACTACAATTAATTTAATTATATCTGCTATAGAAACATTAGCAAGGGGTGGATTTCCAACGGCAACAGGAGGAACAACCTTACCACACCCACAACTTGCTAATATACTATTGAAGCTTAAAAAAGGTATTGGTTAATTATTATAAAACATTATATTTATTACTATGGATACAAAAAAACTAATTCAAGCTATTAAAATATTGGTTGAAAGCGAGGTTAAGAAAAGATTCGCTGAAGAAAAAAAGATTTTAAAACAATCTATTATAAAAGAATTGAAACAACAACCAATAAGACAAACCACCCCATTGGTGGAAAAAGACCCATTAGATGTAGACCATTTGTTTGAAACAAAAAAACCACAAACACAAAAAAAGTTATTTAATAACAACTCACCAATATCATCAATATTGAATGAAACATTCCAAAGTGGTGAGTGGAGGGATATAGGTGGTGGAAGGTCATTTACATCTGATATGGCACAATCATTTGGTTCTATGAAAAAAATGGGTTCTATGGAAGAATCGGTTGTGCAAGATTCGGAAGGTAGAGCGGTATCAATGAATACATTAGCCCAAACTGAAGCAGGTGCTGCAGTAGTGGATGCACTTACAAAAGATTATTCAGCTTTAATGCAGGCAATGAATAATAAAAAGAAAAGGTAATGAGTGGCACGACGATTACAATATAGAATTAATCCAATTGATTTAAAACCAAATAAAGCTGTTGGTGTGATGTTACCATTGGGTGGTAACCCAATGTTCAAATTAAGTTACACAACTGAACAACAAGCCATATCCAATTTAAAAAATCTACTCTTAACCACAAAAGGTGAAAGGCCATTCCAACCACTTTTTGGTGTGGATATTTATTCATTATTGTTTGAAAATATCCAATCTGATTTAGATTCATCATTAGAGGACTCTTTGACAAACGATATTAATTTTTGGCTTCCATATATTTTATTGGATAGTGCTGATGTTAATAGTGAGCCCGATTCTAATAAAGTTAGTATAAAAATAAAATTTAGAGTTACATCACAGGGTGCCAATCAAACCATAGTTTTAGAAGTTGATAATCAGGGTGGATTATCCATAGCTTAGGAGTAATAAATGTTAAATGATTCACAAAAAGAAGTTAGTTTAATTGGTAGGGATTTTTCCGCGTTTAGAAAAAATTTAGTAGATTTTGCTAAACAGTATTATCCAAACACTTATAATGATTTTAACGAATCATCTCCTGGAATGATGTTTATGGAAATGGCATCGTATGTTGGTGATGTTCTATCATATTATACGGATGTTCAATTAAGAGAATCAATTATTACTCAAGTAAAAGAAAATGGAAACTTATTTCAGTTAGCCCAATCGATGGGATATAAACCAAAATTTTATTCACCCGCTACAACAAATTTAATTGTTTATCAGTTAGTTCCTGCCATTGGGAATGGTAATAATGTTAGACCTGATTTAGATTATGCCTTAAAAATTAAAGAGGGGATGCAGGTATCATCAACTCAAAATCCAAATGTGGTGTTTTCTACAACTAGAAAAATTGATTTTGCATATTCATCATCTTTTGACCCAACTGAAATATCGGTTTATCAAATAAACGAAATTACCGATGAGCCTGTTTTTTATTTATTTAAAAAAAGTGTTCCTGTAGTTAGTGGTGAAGATAAAATAGCCACATTTACATTTGGTTCGCCAAAACCATATGATAAAATTAAAATTATTGATGATGGTATTATTGATGTTATTAAAATTGTTGATGATGATGGTGATATTTGGACAAAAGTAGATTATTTAGCTCAAGAAACTGTATTTGAGCAAGTTCCAAATACAACCGATTATACACTTAGTTTAAATCAATATGGGTCGGAAACTCCATATTTATTAAAGCTTAAAAAAGTACCTAAAAGATATATAACTAGAGTGGAAGAAAATGGTTCTATAGTAGTACAATTTGGGCCGGGAGTATCATCAAATGCAGATGAAGAGTTATTACCAAATCCCGGAAATGTTGGTTCTAATTTATATAAAGCAACTGGAAACATAACGCAAAATTTAGACCCATCAAATTTTTTATATACAAAAACATATGGTGCTGCACCATCAAATACAACCTTAACTGTAACCGCTAGAGTTGGGCAGGGTGTAATTGATAATGTTGTATCCAAAGATTTAACCACAATTGTAAACATTGAAATTGAAAATGAAATTACACCAGCAAACACACAACAATTTAATACAATCAGAAATTCGGTTGCGGTTACAAACGAAGAACCCGCATCTGGTGGTAAATCAAATGATGATATGGATGAAATTAGAAATAATGCGATGGCATTTTTCGCTGCACAAAGTAGAGCCGTTACTGCTGAAGATTATGTTGTAAGAGCATATGCTATGCCACCACAATTTGGTGCAGTAGCAAAAGCATATGTAGCTCCTGATTATCAAATAAGAGCTATTAGCCCGGCCGGAAGCGGTGGTTCATCGGTTGGTTCTCTTCAAGTTCCAAATCCACTTGCATTAAATTTATATGTTCTTGGTTATGATGGACAGGGTAATATAGCAAATGTGAACCCAGCCACCAAACAAAACCTTAAAAATTATATTTCATATCATAGGATGTTGACCGATGCGGTAAATATTAAAAATGCGTATATTATAAACATTGGTATTGATTTTGAAATTATTGTTTTACCAAACTATAATTCAAACGAAGTTTTATTAGATTGTATTAATGAATTAAAATTATATTTTAGTAAAGAAAATAGTCAAATAAACGGTCCTATACTATTATCAGATTTGTATGTTTTATTAGATAGAGTTGATGGAGTTCAAACTGTTATTAGACCAAGCGTAGGTAATTTGGGTGGATTACAAATAGTTAATAAATTTGATGGTATATATTCACCACATGTATATGATATTAATAGAGCAACACGAAATGGTGTTATATATCCAGCAAAAGACCCATCTATTTTTGAGGTTAAATTTCCTGATGTAGATATTAGAGGTAGAGTTGTTCCGTTATTTTAGGAGAAATAAATGATTTATAGAATATATCCTCAAAAAGATACCACTATATATGAATATTCAGCAAGAAAATTACAAAATGTTGGAAAAGATGAAGTATTAGAGGTAGGTAAGTTCTTTGATACCGATGATACTACTCTAATAGGTAATAGTAGAATATTAATTCAATTTGATTTATCCGAAATTTCACAATTGGTTACGGCCGAAACAATATCGGGAAGTATAAAGTATTATTTAAATCTTATTTCATCGGATGAAAGAGAAATTCCATCCGATTATAATCTTTATATCTACCCCATATCTCAAAGTTGGGTAGAAGGTTTGGGTTCATTGCCCGATACACCTCATAATGAGAATGATTCAAATTGGGTTTATAGAAGTACGAATATAAGTTGGAGTGTAGCATCACCAATAAATTCGGGCTCATACTGGGCGGTTAATGAAGGTGGTGGAACTTGGTTTACATCATCCATTAATGGTATTTCATATTCGCAATCTTTTAGTAGAAATGTTTCGGACATAAACATTGAAGTAACTCAATATGTAAATGATATTCTTAGTGGTAATAGAGTAAACAATGGGTTTATCATTAAAAGGTCTAATACCGATGAAATCGGTTCAGCTAAGTTTGGCATCTCAAAATATTTTTCAACAGAAACTCATACAATTTATGTACCAACATTGGAAGTTAGGTGGGATGATTCCCAATTTCAGACAGGCTCTTTATCATCACTAACCGCAGAAAATATTGTTATATACACCAAAAATCTTAAATCTGAATATAAGCAAGATTCAAAAGATAGAATTAGAGTTTATGGTAGAGAAAGATACCCACAAAGAACATTTAGTAACAGTGGGGCACTATCAACTATAAAATACTTACCCACATCATCATATTGGTCAATTAGGGATGTTGAAACTAATTTAGAAATTATACCATTTAATACTACTTATACAAAGATAGAATGTGATTCAAACGGAAACTATTTTGATATGTGGTTTAATACATTACAGCCTGAAAGATATTATAGATTTGTGTTCAGAGTTGATTCTGATGGGCTTGAAAAATATTATGATAATGGGTATTACTTTAAATTAATTAGATAATGGAAAGAGATATAAAACGAAATAAAAAAGGAAGCATATTATCCTATGAGATTACCGATTCAACCAGTAGTTATGGTGTAATTACGTTGGATAACAATGTAAAATTATTTACATCGCAATCGTTTTATTCAAATCAAACTACAAAAATAACTGAATTGGAAATTGATGATCAAGAAATTATCGGTTATAGTTTTGATGTAATTCCCTATATAAATTAATATGTCATTAGATAGATTTATAAATTTCGATGATATTATTTCAAGTACATCTCCATTGTATGGGGAGACTTTTGAAAATTTAGGTAATTACCGATTTATATCATCATCTTTCACAGGTGTTGATTTCTTTGTTGACACACCTTCCAATATTGGAGGTATCGCGGGCCCTAGGCAAAGTTTTTTGGAATTACACATATATGATTCTGATAATAATTTATTAAAATCATCATATTTTAGAAACTTCCTAACAATATCCGGAAGTCAGATTAGTAGTGCTACAAATCCAATATTTGGATTTTCTCCTGAAAAAGATATAAGAGAACTTGGATATGATAGTGGAATATACACAATGGTGTATAACCCATTATACAATTTTGCGGGAAATCCAAATGAACCGGATTTAAAAATATCAGAAATATCTTCAGATAGAACTGAAATACGAATTAAAAATCCAAGCAATTTTAATTTAAAATTAATTAAAGATATTCAAGAATTTAAATACACTGTTCAACCTTTAAATAATTTTACAAATGGAAGTAGTAAACCCGAATTTTTATTAAATTTTGGTAATAATATTATTTCCGATATATCTTACATAAATTTTGTTGGGGAAGGAATTACACCAATTCCATTCCCAACAGGCAGTTTTAATGGTCAACATACACTATTTAAACCACCTAATTATCCACTATCACCCAGAGGTATTTTATTTAAAGAGATAGTAAGTGGTAGTGTAAATCAACAATACCCGAGTGGATCAGCAACCAGAAGATTTACTTTTTTTAAATTAGAATTAAATCAAAATAATGAACCTGAATGGGTTCAGGAAAAAGCAACGGAAGGTACTTATGCAGGCGCTCCATATTACCTTTTTAATAATGATATTATTGGAACTGAATTAAACGGTAGAAACGATAATATTCTTGTACTTTCGGGAAGTAATAGGGGCCCGAACGGCCCCGTATTTACCAACCCTCCTGCATTTATTCAACCTGAAGACGCCAGTAATCTTACAGACAACCTCGAAATAACTGTTCCACAAAGACTATTACCAGGTGCGGCATTCGATTATTATCAAAATTTTGAAATTTCTCATGAATCACGACCAAATTTTATAGTTAAGCAGTATAAAAATAGAACAAAATTAAGTAAGGATGATGACGATAATCCCACTATTGTATTTTATGTAAGTGGTTCTATATATGTTTCTGGAAGCCTAAACCCCAATATCAGTCGTCTTTTAACTACTGTAAGATATTCACAAATTTTACCAAGACCAGCTGATGGTCCAAATGGTGTGTATGAAGCACTTGGTGTTACTAATACATCAAATCCAGAAGATGTACGCAACTCAGAACTTTTTGCAGATTCAAGTGGACAATTAGTAAACTTTGCAAATGTTAGATTAAAAAATCAAAAAGGTGGTTCTTTATTAAGTGGGGTTATAACTCCTCAAGGCCGTCAAGGAATTTCGGATTTATACATTAAATTAACATTACCATTAGATGATAGTATAGATGTTGGGCAAAGTTTATCAATTGATGGTAGATTACAAAAATCATATATAGAAAAAATAGTTGCATATGATCAATTAAATCAAATTAAAAGGGTTCAATTTTTACAACCAAATTTTAACATTGATTTAGATAAATATGGTAAATCGGATGGTACTGATTTTAAATCATGGAATGATTTATTGGATGCAAATTTATCCACATCACAACAAATTATAGATAGTTATTTTAGTGGTTCTTTTGGTAATATCGAATTAAACATAGATTATTCCGATTTTAAAAATTTTGTTCATTATTCATCTGCAACCGAAAGAGTTGATAATTTCTTTAGTAAATTACAAACAATAGAGGGATATAATAGTAGAATAGTAACCCTACAACAAATTTCAGGATCACATGCATTAACGAACATATCACAAGCAATTACACGAAGAGATACTTTAATTGGTGGGTTTGATGGGTTTGAAAAATGGATGTATAACAAAGCAACAGGTTCACTATACACACATTATTCAACAACCGATAATCCAGCCACACCATATCCAAAAATATCAACATATCCAATAGTATTTTATCCAACCACAAGTTCTCAAGCAGAGAGTTGGTATGCGGGTGCTTATAGTTCTGCTTCACTTTACGATTCACAAAATGATTCTGCCCTAATCAATATGATACCATTTGCGTTAAGGGAAGACCCGCTCAACGAAGATTATGTATTATTCATTAATATGATAGGACACCACTTTGATATTTTGTGGACTTATGTAAAATCATTAGAAGATATAAATAAAAGAGAAGAACATCCTGAAGATGGTATGTCAGATGATTTGTTATATGATGTAGCAAAATCAATGGGGTGGTATTTATCCAATGGTTGGGGTAATGCAAATCTTTGGGAATATACTTTAGGAACTAATTCATCAGGAAGCCGATCACAAACAATTGGTGGGTTGGAAACAAAATCAAAGGAAAAAATTAGGTCAGAAGTTTGGCGTAGAGTATTAAACAATTTACCATATATTTACAAATCAAAAGGAACGCCTCGTTCAATAAAAGCCCTTTTATCTTGCTATGGTATTCCATCGTTATTTTTAAAAATAAGAGAATATGGTGGGCCCACAATTGTTGAATCCCCAAACAAATATGAAGCTGAAAGATTTATTTACAAAGTAGAAACATCCGATTCTAAACCAATAAGAAACCCTTTTGGTAGTATAGGTATAGATGGTAGTATTAGTATACCAAACACTATTGAAGTAATTGGTAAAATGCCACTAAATGATTTTACAATTGGTAGATTAACGGGGGGTGGAACTGATTTAGACTTTGAATGGAATTATTCAGATGGGCGAGCCAGAATATTGGCTAAAACGGGTTCTAGTTTAGTTATGAGTTCATCGTATATGAACTATAAAACACGAAAAGATGGTGTGTTTGGTATTATATCTGGGAGTTCAACCACAATTAGAGCCGTATTTAAAGATGATTTCGGAAATATCCTAGCTTCACTTTCGGCTCAAAGTTCTACACCAAATAGTATATTTGGTAACTCAACCCAATTCATTGTTGGTGATGGTGTTGGTGATTATTCATCAATTGCATCAATTCAAGAGATTAGATATTACTCATCATCCCTTTCCGAAGAAATATTTCAAGAGCACGCCTTAAATACTGAAGCATATTTTTCAGATGATAATACAACCGATGTTGATAATAGCCAAACCTCTTACAAAAATTTGGTTTATAGAATATTTCCTGATAGTGGGTTTAATACTATATCAACAGCTATTTCATCATCCCACCCAAATCAATTTTTTAAAACCACTTCAGGTGGAGCACCATTAACCGCATCATTACCAAATCACACATCGGCTGATTTAGTTGGTGAGGTGGATACTCAATTTGTAAAAGTTCCATCGGCGGGAGTATTAAATGAGAATAATAATAAAGTAAGAATAGAATCTTCGGTTTTAAGTGGTTCTTTAGATGTTGAAAGAACTGGTGAAGTTTCTCAATATGATTATACCCAATTAGATTCAAATTTGGTTGGATTATATTTCTCATCAACGGATGTAGTAAATGATGATATATACAATTCAGAAGGTTATTTTGAAATAGATGATTGGGTAGGAGATCCGGATGATAGATTTAATGATGATTATCCTTTATTAAAATGGAGAGCAGGTGAGTATTTTAAAAAGTATGTTAATCTAACACCGGCTTCAGGTTCGGCTCAAAGGCGTGGGACTGCAATTGGACTTTTGTTGGATTTGTTATCTTTATATGACCATAGTATATTCCAACAAGTAAAACAATTAATACCCGCAAGGTGTGAGTATATTGGTGGTGTATTATTAGAACCGCATATTTTAGAAAGAAACAAAATCAAACGAGATGATAAGTGGTCACTCGCCCGACTGGATTATCCACTACTTTTGGAAGATTCACCCAAAGTAATAGAAGCTTCAAAGATTGATTATTTAGGAATCATTATACCAAATATTCAGGTCATTGGAGCAAAGCTTGACCATTTAGTGAATATTAAACCAAATATTCAGGCCATTGGAGCAAAGCTTGATTATTTAGGAACTATTACACCAAATATTCAAACTATTGGAGCAAAGCTTGACCATTTAGTAAATATTAAACCAAATATTCAAGTCATTGGAGCAAAACTTGATTATTCAGCTCCAATATATGTTAAAGATTCATACTATAAAGGTGCTTTAATAAAATATCAATATCCCATATTAAGTGCTAGTAGTGGGGTGTTTTTTAATGTTCAAAATCCTTGGTGGGAAAGGCAGATTATATGGTCTTATATGGATCAAAGATTATCTCCGCACGGAAAACAACGAGAATTCTTCTATTCATCATCTTTATCCGCATCATTAGGTAAATATTATTCATCATCATTAATACCATACCCATCTGTTCAAACCGATGAATTACCATTAGGTTTAGCAAATTTAAAATTTAATGGTTGTAATAGTGGAGTTACATCAATAGATGGATTACCTAGTGTTGAAATATTTAGAGTAGATTCAAATGTATTAGGAATTCCTCCAAGAAATTCGTCAGTTCGGGGTGCTAATATAAAAAAATAAAATCTATATTTATATAAAACAAAATTAAAAAAATAAAAATCTATATTTATATAAAACAAAATTAAGGAAATAATATATGGGATACTTAGATAATACATCGGTGACTGTTGATGCTATCTTAACAAAAAAAGGTAGAGAGCGATTAGCTTCTTCTAGAGACGAATTTGAAATTACAAAATTTGCATTAGGAGATGATGAAGTTGATTACACATTATATAACCCATCACATACATTGGGTTCATCATATTATGGTGAAATGATAGAAAATATGCCTATATTGGAAGCAATTACAGATGAAAACTACGCATTGAAATATAAATTAGTAACATTACCAACCCGCACCTCTAACATACCTATAATGACAGTTGCTCCAACATCAATTTCGATACCACAAAGTAGCGCCCTACCCAGAAATGCGCCGGGGACGCCCGTCGGCCCCAACCGAAACTCCGTAACCGTTACCATCGCCGGCCAAGTCGCTCAACAAGGTACTTTTACTGTAACTCTTTTGGATAGTGATTTGGGTGAAATTACCCCAGACCCGGTCTATCCTTTTAAGTTTGAATTTACGAGCATTTTTACACTAACCCCCCAACTAGACCAAAACGGTACGATAATAGTTCAATCGGATAGATTTGGTACACGAATCGATATACCTGTTACAGTTACAGTACAATAAATTTTATGGGTGTATATCAATTAATAAAATGTTAAAAAAATATAAAAGGGAAAAATACAAATGGCAACACAAACAATTATAATTGGAAATCAGAACGTAACTGCTAGCTCTGGAGCATTTGAAAATTTAGATCCAGATGATATATTCGATGATCCAATAATTCAAAGAGTAACTCGTGGATTATTTACCCAAAACTCCCCAACATTATCAACATTTTTCACATCATCTGCACAAAGTGCTTCATCGGGACAATATTATTACGATGTTTACGATGAACCGGCGAGTGATGAACATCGAGAAGTCCAATTTTCAGTAGCATATGGACACGCATTAGGTAGTGGTTCGTTAGTAATAAACGCAGCATCGAATTTTGCTGGTTCGCAAGACACCCCATCTCGTGCAATTTATGCCCAATATGTACAAACTCTTTTACCTTCAACCCAACAAAAATTCAGTTTTATAGGTCTTGGTGCTTCGGGTGTGGCCGTAGATGAAAACATAATTTATGTAATTAACTTTAAAAGGGGTAGAATCAAAGATTTGTTGGATGCCGGTAATTTTGAATTAAATCTTAGAAGTGGTTCTAATCAACTACGATTAATAGATGATTCTCGAGATACACTTCAGGCAGGAAACCAAAATTCAGAATTTTTTAATGTAGTTTCCGGTTCACTAGCGAATGGTATAGCAATTGCCGCCGCAACACGAACATATGGAAGGGTTTATCCCGAAAGAGGTGTAATCGTTTTATCAGGAACACTATTAGGTTCGTCAAGTATTATTCCAGTATTAAACACTAATACTGGTTCTAATGTAAATGGTGATAACGCATTTAAGTTGTTCGAAGCTATAAGTAGTTCGGCAGCTAATGATTCTACCAATGGTGCATTTAAAGGGAGAAATGTTGAAGAAGTCAAATCTACATATTATTTTTTAAGAGCTAAAAATACTAAGTTTAATTTTAGTAATAATCCATCGTATGTATCTTCTTCCGGTGGTATAAATGTACTTAGACAACCAACATTTGTAAATAATCCAAAAACATATATTACAACCGTTGGGTTGTATAATACTGGAAGTGAAATGTTAGCAGTTGGTAAATTATCAAAACCAATATTAAAATCTTTTGGTAACGAAATTCTTTTAAAAGTAAAATTAGATTTTTAAAATAATAATTAATGCCATATAATAGAACAGTTCAAAAAATTGTATTAAATAATAGAAATTTTGATGGTATTAATTATACTTTTAAAAAAATAAATGAGGTATTTTCACAAGAAAAAAAATTTGTTGCACATAAAAGATATGAAGTAACGGATTCAAATCATTACACATCATTTGGTATATCTACTTTAAGAGCAATAAGACCCCATATTAGTGGTGGGATTGAATTTACACCAACCGATTTAACACAAAGTTCCACATACGATGGATTAAGTGATGTTTATCAAAAAACAATGTGGGTTAGTTTAGATAGATTATTTACTACTGATTGGAGATTAAAATTATACGATACCGCATCAGTTTTATCTATACCTGTTTATAGATTTGGGTTTGAAATAAAGCCAACATCGGTTAATATAACAAACTATTCAGGCTCAACAACAAACTATAGATACTATACGGATGAAAAAGTAGATGATGAGTGGGGAACTATAGTATCATCATCAGCAACATATGGTTATGTTTTTTATAGACAGGGTTTGATTGTTATGACAAACACCGGTTCTAATAATCAAAACACTTTTTTAGGAGATGGTAATTGGGATTATAGTTCTAATAGAGGGTTTATTGTAAACTATAGAGCAACTAAATTGGTAGAAGAAGTTAATTTAATTTGTCATATTCCAAAAGATGAATTTAATAAAAGCACAAATCCAAGTGTGTTAGAACCTATAACCGCGTCGTTGAGTGGAACGTCCGGATCAGCTTCAGCTTACAAATCATTTACAACAGGTTCAGAATTCATGCCATACATAACAACTATTGGATTATACAACGATGATGGTGAAATGATGGCTGTTGCAAAATTAGGTTCACCATTAAAGAAAAGTACGATTACGGATTTATTTATAAATGTAAAATTTGATATAGATTAGTTATGCCAAAAAATTGGGGTCACATCCAAAAAACCAAAGGGCATCGCTCGGGTTTGGAGGATAAAGTTTCGGATGAATTAAAACAAATAGGTATTGATGGTGAATATGAAAAACACCAAATATCCTATACTAAACCTGCTACCAATCATACATACAAACCTGATTTTAGATTGCCCAATGGAATTTTTATAGAAACAAAGGGTAGGTTTACTTTAGAGGATAGAAAAAAACACTTATTAATAAAAGCTCAAAAGCCTGATTTGGATATACGGATTGTATTTCAAAATCCAAATGCAAAATTAAATAAAAGGTCAAAAACTACATATGGGATGTGGGCCGATAAAAACGGATTTAAATGGGCCACAAAACAAATCCCCACAGAATGGATAAATGAAGAACCCAAAACATTTTTGTTTGGATAATTAGTTTTTCTGTTGTATATTGTGTAGAATGGGTTTAGTAAAAACATACACAGTTGAACATACATCGTTTAATCAGAACATTCGTGTCTTTTTAAAAAAGTGGCATTACTCTGATTATGTAAATATACAAACAAAACATGCATTTATTCTACTCAGAGAAGGAAATTTTGGTATGCCTGAAATAATTGGTGTTTGTATCTACACCCGACCAGCAGGCCCAACCGCAGGGCAAACATATCACCCATCCCGTCCCGATAAGGTTTTAGAATTACGAAGATTGTGTTTGGTAGATGATACACCAAAAAATGCTGAATCGTATTTTATATCCAAAACAATTAAGTGGTTAAAACAAAATACGGATTGGGAATACATAATAAGTTACGCAGACCAAAATCAGGGGCATAGGGGGGTTATCTACCGTGCTTCCAATTTTAATTATTTGGGTGAAACATCCGCATCAAAATCGTTGGAGGTGGATGGTAAATCATTTCATATTAGGACACTTTCTATGTTGGATAGACCTTATGGAGTTGAAATAAATAGGAGATATAAAGAGGGTGATGAGAATGTAAAGATAATTACTAACTTACCAAAACATATTTATACATACGATTTAAGAGATGGTAGAAGAAAGATTAATTGAGTTATTAGAAAAGGTTTTGGGTAAAAGTAAAAAAACCACTGGGGATAACTATGCTTTTTATTCACCATTCACCGACCATTACAAACCAAAACTTGAAATAAACATAAAAACAACATCGGATGGTGATAACCCCTGGCATTGTTGGATATCGGATGAAAAGGGAAAAACAATCCGTTCATTGTTTAAAAAGCTGAATGTATCACCACAAATATGGGATGAGTATAATTCTATTTTCAGAAACATTAGAAAATATAAACAACCAACCGAACAACTAACCCAACAACAAACATTTGTTCAACTACCTAAAGAGTTTATTCCTTTATGGGAATCATCTAAATCCATTATTTATTCACATGCCCTAAATTACATTTTAGGTAGAGGAATCCGACCGGGTGATATTGTTAAATATGGAATGGGGTATTGTGTTGAGGGTGAATATAGTAATAGAATTATCATCCCTTCATACGATTCGGATGGGATGTTAAACTATTTTGTTAGTAGGGCTTTTTATGATACAGCACAAAAGCATAAAAATCCAAAGGTATCCAAAGATATTATTGGGTTTGATTTGTATGTAAATTGGAATGAACCAATCGTTATTTGTGAGGGGGTCTTTGATGCAATCGCAATTCGTAGAAACGCCATTCCTATATTTGGAAAAACAATTCCACCAAAATTAGAAAAAAAGATATTGGATAAAAAAGTATCCCGTATCTATGTTTGTTTAGATTCCGATGCTATCAACAACTCTATTCAATTATGTGAGAAACTAATGGGTTGGGGAATTAAAGTTCACTTAGTTCAGTTGGATTCGGAGGATGATGCATCTGAATTAGGATATGATAAGATAAACACAAAAATATACGATACTCCCGAATTAAATTTACTAAGTTTGGTGGAGTATAAAATGTTTAGGAAAAAATGAAAAAGTTAAATAAGATTTATCATATTGCCGATGTTCATATACGAAACTTAAAGAGACACAAAGAATATTCGTTAGTCTTTAATCGTTTATATGATTACCTAAAATCGGTTGTTACTAATGATTCAGCTATTGTATTGGCTGGGGATATTGTTCATGCTAAAACCGATATGACACCTGAAGTGGTTCATATGACTCAAAACTTTTTAAGAAGTTTATCGGATATTATGCCTACTATTTTAATCCCCGGTAATCACGATGCAAACCTAAATAATCCTTCTCGATTAGATGCGTTATCACCAATTGTTGATGCGTTAAATCATCCAAACTTATTTTATTATAAAAACACTACAACCTTTGAATTTGGTGGTATTACATTTGCACATAAATCGGTGTTTGATTCATCAGATGGTTTTACAAATAGTTCAGATGTTAATGGAGATTTTAAGATTGCTCTTTATCACGGACCCGTTGATGGGATACAAACCGAACATGGATTTAAGATTGATAATAAAAAAGTTACAGTAGATTCTTTTAGAGGATATGATATTACTTTATTAGGGGATATTCATGTCCCCAATAATTCAGTATCAGGTGTAGATACGATAAAGTATCCAGGCTCCCTGATTACACAGAACCATTCAGAATCAATTTATCCTGAACATGGGATATTGGTATGGGATTTACCCACAAAGTCCTCTACATTCGTTCATATTGAGAATGAGTATGGGTATGGAACAATTGATATTGAGGATGGTAAAATTGTATCAAGCAATTATATTTGCCCAAAACCAAGATTACGATTGAGGGTTAAAGATACAACCACATCCCAACTAAATAAGGTTATATCTTCTTTGAAAAAGAAATATGATATAGAAGAGCTGAGTATTCAAAAAGTTTTATCCACTAATCAGGTTGGGAAGCGTGAACATGTAACTCTACAAAATGTAAGAGATGTTGGTTTTCAAAATAAACTATTAGAGGATTATTTAAGCCAAAAATTTGGAATTGATTCAGAATTATTAGAAGTTGTTAAGGGTATAAACGCCGATATAAACTCAAAGATTGTAAATCCATATGCAATTAGAAGTTCCGTTTGGATACCAAAAAGTTTTGAGTTTTCCAATATGTTTTCTTATGGTGAGAATAACCATATAAACTTTCAGAATATGAAGGGGGCGTATGGTGTATTTGCGCCTAACGCAAGTGGTAAATCTTCTTTATGGGATGCTTTATCATTTTGTATTTTTGATAAGTGTTCCCGAACATCAAAAGCAGTTGATGTGATGAATTATTCTAAAAAGAATTTTTATTGTAAATTTATTTTTGAATTAAATGGTAGGGATTATGTAATTGAAAGAACTGCAAATAAATCTACAAAAAAAGGAACTGTAAAGGTTGATACTCAATTTTACACATTCAATGATTTGGGGGATATTGAAAGTTTGAATGGGGATGAAAGGCGGGATACAAATTCAGTCATTAGACAGTATGTAGGAACATACGATGATTTTATATTGACGGCATTATCAACTCAATTTAACAATAGTGGGTTTATTGATAAATCGCAAAAAGAAAGAAAAGAATTACTTGCTCAATTTTTGGATATGGATGTTTTTGAACAATTGTATTCAGTAGCAAGTGAAGAAATAAAAGAATTATCAACCTTATTAAAAGATTATAAGGGACAAGATTTTCCAACAAAGTTAGCAAAAGCTGAAATGGTAGTCCAATCCATAACAGGTTCTATTTCAAATTTAGAAACTGAAAAAGTAAATCTTGAAAATGGGCTTGGGGTTATAAACCAGCAAATTGAAGATAAATCTGCAAAGTTAATTGTTGTGGATAAAACTTTAAATTTGGAAGTATTAAATACCCAATTAAAAGATTGTAGAAATTCAACAGGAGTAATATCATCCAATATAAGGGAGTTACAATATCAGGTAAAACCATTAGAAGAAAAGCTTGAAAGAATTGGTGAGTTCTACAAAGAATACAATTTGGATGAATTAAAACTAAAAGATAATGAGTGGCGTGTATTAGATAGGGATATAACATTGGTAAAGCAAACCATATCAAAGTATCAGATTGATTTATCTCATACTAAAAAACACTTGGAGGGTATTGGTTCTTTTACATACGATGATAATTGTGAACACTGTGTTAAAAACAAAAACACTCCATTTGCAAAACAGAGTTTGGAGTTAGAAAACAAAATACTATCTCTTACTAAAAAGATAACTGAATTAGAAACGGAATTATCTGAAAAGGTTGTAAGGCAGAGGGCGTGTGATGTAAAAGCAGATTTAGAAAAGGTGAATCAGGTCAAAGAAAAGGAGCAAGAAACAAACCGTAAATATTATAATCTTTTATCGGAATTAAATGATGCTAAATCTGATTATACTCAATACGAAGTCCAATATGAAAAAATATCATCCGATATTGAAAAAGCCAAAAAGCAAGAAAAATCGGTTGAATTCAATATTAAACTTAACGATGAAATTAGTATTTTGAAAAATAAAAGAGTAGAAACTCAATCTGAATTAAATAGGGTTACAACCGATTTAATAGATTTGTTGGGTGAGTTACGTGTTCAAAAAAATACAATTGAATCTGTAAATGAGTCCATTGAAAAGTTAAATCAAATGGAATTAAAATACAATGGATATGAATATTACTTATCAGCAGTTAAGCGAGATGGTATTCCATATGGATTAATATCAGAAATATTACCAAAGTTAGAAATTGAAATCAACAACATTCTTCAACCTATAGTGGATTTTCAAATCATATTAAATACGGATGGTAAAAACATAAATTCATATATTTGTTATGGTGATGATAGATACTGGCCATTAGAGTTGACAAGTGGTATGGAAAAGTTTGTGAGTTCAATAGCAATCAGGACCGCATTGATAAGTGTATCTAACTTACCACGTCCCAATTTTATTGCTATTGATGAGGGGTTTGGTTCGTTGGATACTGATAATTTTAATTCTTTGTATTTATTATTTGATTATTTAAAAACTCAATTTGATTTTATTATTACAATATCCCATATAGATAAAACGAGGGATATGGTAGACCAAATAATTGATATAAATAAAATAAATTCTTTTTCTTCAATAAAATACTTATAATTATAGGGGAAATAAATGTCATTGGAATTTAAAAGAAGGTTTAACGAAAATTTAGATTTAATACCGGTTTATATTGAAGATACTTCATTAACATCAGAAGCATACTTTGGTATAAAAGAGTTTCCTTCTTTTTTTGGTAGGGGTAAAAATGGTGTTAGGATAAAACCAAATGAGGATATACTAAAACCCAATTCTCAATTATATATTGAAATATTAGATGTAAATCTTAATTCGGTTTACTATGAAATACCTGATTACGAACCAGGTGATTTATCACGCTATATTTCGGTGTGGGTTTATGGTGAACGGGATGATATATACAATACCCCAAATGGTATTGGTGAAATGATAATATGTGGTATAGCAGAAAGAACCGAAGATGGTGAGATAATACCTGAAGAATTTAGAGATGTTATTAATGTTAGGTGGAAAAGAAAAATTTCTATAAGTAGAGATAGTAGATCTGAATCTCCAATAGTGTTTACAAACCAAAATTCAGTACCAATAATATCCGTATCAGAATCATTTTCATTTTATAGAGAAATACCAACCCAAAGTTTGAATCAACCACAAATAGTAAATCAAACTGTAAATCAAAATATAATTTATACATCGGATTTTGGTGGGCAAAATGTGTTTTTAGAAACACCAAATTATCAATTAAATCCAAATTCGATTGGTGGTAAAATAAAAATTAACTTACAAAATACCACATTATCCCCACAAATTACATCCGCAGAACTTAGTGCAGGAATGTTAAAGCCACAAAATTATACCGCATCATTACAATCATTTATTACCAGTAGAAAAGTTAGAGTTTCTAATCCACTAACCGCATCTGTAAGTACTAAAACAGCATCACTACTAAAAACTTTTACATTATTTTCTACCGGGAGTTTTGTGGTGGAAACAATTAGTACAGGTTCTACTACCATATTTTCACAATCATTAGCTCATATAACAATAAAAGATGTGAATCCAATTCTAGGTAATGTTGATAAAATAAATGTGTATATCAGATCAAGAGCAACGGGAGGAACATTAACAGAATATCAGTTAATAGGAACAAAACTATTGTATGATATTATTACAGGCTCATCAACAGACATATACTCTGATACTCAAACTAATGTAACTCAATCAACTCATACATTTTTATATAATCCAACCAATAAAAATGTGGCAAATGATATAAAAATTGAATATTTAAATTCACAAAACGATTTTGCAAATTATGAATCGATATTAACCAATTATTATTTTAAAGGATATGATAGTCAAGCAAGTGGCTCTGGTGGTGGGGGTGATATAACGGAATTAAGTCAATCATTATCCACTCAAATTAATAATGTAAGTTCATCTATCACAACATTAACTGTAGCTAGTTCATCATTATCCACTCAAATTAATAATGTAAGTTCATCTATCACAACATTAACTGAAGCTAGTTCATCATTATCCACTCAAATTAATAATGTAAGTTCTTCATTATCTACTATTACAAATGTAATTAAAGATACTGGCGATAATAGATTAGGATTAAATATTCAAGGTGAGTGGAATAATACAACCGAACCAAGCAACACTCTGTTGAGTGAAGGCGAAAAAATTGATTGGCTATCGGGTGAGAATATTTCTTTGATAAGAAACTCATCACCGGGAACTATATCACTCTTAGCAGACCCGGATGGATATTTAAAAATTAAATTGCACAGTAATGAAGGTGTTGACACTGATTATATAATATTTTTACCATACTATTCATCATCATATTCTGGATAATAATAAACTAAAATAAATTTTATATTTATTTATATGGGAAATTTAATAAAAGAGTGGGTTAAAGAAATATTAACCGAAGAAATAAAAGATATAGTGGTTGTATATGCAGGAAGGTTTCAACCTTTTCATAAAGGACACTATGGAACATACTCACATTTAGTTCAAAAGTTTGGTAAAGATAAGGTTTGGATTGGAACATCCAATAAAAGTGGTGGACCGAAAGACCCATTTAACTTTTTGGAGAAGAAAAAAATAATGACTACAATGTTTGATATCCCTTCAAATAAAGTAGTTCAAGTAAAAAACCCATATAACCCAACCGAAGTATTAAGTGGATTTTCACCCAAAACAACAGCGTTTGTAACTGTGGTAGGAGAAAAGGATGTACAACGATTGGGTGGTAAATATTTCAAAAAGTTTCATAGTGGAGACGGATTCAAACCTGCTAGTGGGTATGAAGAAAATGGTTATGTTTACGCATCACCAATGCAGGCAAACTCAATAAGTGGAACGGATGTAAGAAAGTGGTTATCAGCGGGAGATGAATCAAAAAGAAAAGCAGGATTTAAAAAAGCTTATCCAAAATTTAATCCCAAAATATACAACTTAATAACAAAAAAGTTGATAGCAGTAGAATCCATAATGGAATCTTTCTTTAAGACATTTAATATAAAAGCATTAACTGAGTCAACACTAAGTGGTGGATATGGGGGAGATGCAGGTGAACCTGACGCAATGTATGTAGTTCCTAATAAACGAAGGGTTTTGGGATTAAGTAAGCAAGCACAAAAAAACGATTATTGGTTTGTTAATGGTGGATATGTACAATTAGATTTTCCAAAAGCAGATGTAATGGTCAAAAAATCCGCAAAAGGTACTGGGGATTTTTACCAATATAGTAGTACTAGAAAAGTATTTACAATGGATGACCTTTTAGATATTCCTGAAACCGAAGATTTTGTAACGGCTGATACAGCAACATCACCATTGGATGCAGCACCACCGGATGCACCACTTAATAATACAGTAGATATTACAGGAGTAAAGGATGAAGAGTTACAAGAAGCTTATGCAAGATTAGGACACGAAATTGTTGAATGGTCTACCAATACTAAAGTAAAGAGAATTAACGATAGACAATTTAGATTATTAGAAAAAATTGGCAGAAAGTTTTCTAAGTTTTTGTTAGAGGGTGGCGCATACGGACACATGAATCACCCATTTGATATGGAATTGGGTTTAACTTTTGGTGATTTAAAAAATATAATAACAAAAGCCCTAAAAGGTGATTTGAAATTAACAACAGAAAAGTGTATAGCGGGTGATAGTATTATTGAAACTAAAAATAATGGAAACATACCTATATCGGAGTTTGTGGATAATAAACTTACCGATTTGGTATTATCATTTAATGAAGTAACTGGTAATAATGAATTTATGGGTATTATGGCATCTTTTAATAATGATGATACTGATGAGTGGTTAGAAATAGAACTGGAAGATGGTAAAACCATTCAAGTAACGCCAAATCATAGAATGTATGTAGAGGGTATAGGGTATGTTCAGGCCAAAGATTTGACCGAAGATATGGAATTGAAAACATTGTAAAAATACACACAACAACCATCGGTTTTTTCACAAATCACATATTTATATAAAATAATACATACTATGGAAGAAGCTTGTAAATATTGTGGTAATAAACTTCAAATTAAAAGTAGTTTGAGTATAAATGGTCATATAAGAAATTGTGGTAAATTTAAAGAATGGCGTGATGGGTTATTTAATTATGATATGTTATATACTGAATATATAATAAATGGTAAATCTGCGCTACAAATTGCTAATGAAAATGGGTGGAGTTCATCTACAATAGTGAACAAACAACTTAGACGATTAAATATACCTGTTAGAAATGTAAAACAATCTCATTATATGGATGGGTATAGAGATAGAATTGAAAAAACTAATTTGAAAAAATATGGTGCAATAAACCCATTATCTAAAGGGACAGTAATATTTCACAAAAGAAATAAAACTGTTAAAGAAAAATATGGAGTTGATAACATTTTTCAGCACCCAAAAGTTAAAGAAAAAATACGATTTTCTGGAGCATTTAAGTCTTTATTTCCAAATTACAATGTAAATGCTATACCAATTATAGAAGAGTATGGTAAGCAATATGGATATAACTTCCAACACGCGGAAAATGGTGGTGAGTATTATGTTGAAGGGCTTGGTTATTATTTGGATGGGTATGATAAAGAAAAAAACGCTGTAATTGAAATAGATGAATCGCATCATTTTAATAAAGATGGTTCACTTCGAAAAAGAGATGTAATACGACAGGAAAAAATAGAAAAGTTATTGGGCTGTAAATTTATAAGGATTAGATATGAAAATTAAATCAATAAAACCAATAAACAAAGTTCAGACCAGATATGACATAAAAGTTGATAATTTTTCATGTTATTATGCAAATGGTATATTAATTCATAATACAGATGGACAGGCACTCGCTATTAGTTGGAGAGATGATAAGGGATTAATCGCTGCAAGGAACAAGGGACACCTTGCTAACAGTGGTGAAAACGCAATGTCAATCGCTGATGTTGCTTCAAAGTTCGGAGGTAGGGGTGGACTAACCGATGCTTACAACTTTGCTATGAGGGATTTAGAAACGGCTGTGAAGGGGTTATCAAAAGCACAACGAGATAAGATATTTGCGCAAGGTAAAAAGTTTATGAACTTAGAAGTTATTTATCCAACATCGGTAAATGTAATACCTTATGGACAGGCTCTTTTAATATTTCATAATACAAATGAATACGATGAATCCGGTGTGGCGATTGGGGCCGACCAATCTGATGCAAAGATATTGGCGGGGATGATTAAACAAATCAATCAGGATGTACAAGAAAAGTATAAGATACAAGGGCCACCAATTACACAATTACCAAAAGATGTAAATTTAGAAAAATTACAACCAAAGTATTTGGGGATGTTAAAAAACTTACAATCTAAATTTGGTTTAAAAGATAGTGATGGGCCTGCAGAATATCATCAGGCTTGGTGGGGAGATTACATAGATAAAAATTCACCTGAAAAATTAGATAAATCAACAAAGGATGGATTGGTAAAAAGGTGGGCATTTTTTGATAAAAGTTTTAAATTGGGTACAAATAACATTAAATCTCAAAAGGTATTAGATTGGGCGGTGGGTGTAGATAAAAACGACCATCAAAAAATAACAAAAGATAATATTAGACCATTTGAAGATATATTTTTAGGTGTTGGTGCGGAAGTGTTATCGTTGATGAGTTCAGTATTAACAGTAAACCCGGATGAAGCAACCCGAAGTATAAAGCAAAGATTAGACCAAATCATTAAAGATGTTAAAGCCGGTGGGGATGAAAAAAAGATAAAGAAATTACAATTAGAACTTGAAAGAATGGCAGCAATCGGCGGGCCTGATAAAATTGTTCCGAATGAGGGTGTTGTTTTTGTGTATAAGGGTAGGACGCTTAAACTAACTGGTGCTTTCGCAAGTTTAAATCAGATATTGGGTTTATTCTATTAATTTAGATATTTATATTAAAATAAGTTATGAGTAAGTTAAAAAATACAAAAGCGGTTACTGAAATGTTAGCGGGAACACATAAAACGCAAACACGAACAACCGTTGGTTTTGAAGAAATTCCTACCTATGTTCGTAGAGAAGTCGGTGAACAATGGCAGGATGAAAATGGGGATATGTGGGAGCAGAAAGCTGGGTATAAAGTAAAACTCGGTAAGCTTCATCAACTTAGGCAGGATTTGAAAAAGTTCCCTAATTGTATGAAGGAAACCTGCGACTGTAAAAACCCAAAGAGGTTAGATGAAAAAATGCGTGCTTTTCACGGGATGTGTTTTGATTGTGTATTAAGTATGGAATCAAAATTACGGATGAGTGGGGAGTATGATAGGTATGAAAAAAAGAAAATGCTGGAGAATGCGAAAGCATGGTTAAAGCAGGCTCAATTTGAAAAAGAGGCCCTTAAAGTTGCGTTAAGAATGAAGTTTATCAACGAGAATGGTTCGGTTGAAGAATGGAATGGTTTTAATATGGATGAACTTTTATCAAAAGTAGATTCTGATTTTGAAAAGTTGCGTGAGGAATATATCGAAAAATTGGAGCAAGAACTTGAAGAAGAAACAACAACAACTTAGAGAATTAATCCGAAGTGCGATAGCACAAATTATCAAAGAGGATTTAAGAGCATGGTTTGGTAAAGGTAAGACCGGTTCTACCACTGGTGGTGGTTGGGATAGATATTCCTCTACAGGTGAAAAATTGGGTAAGTGTGGTGATGCCGAAGAAGGTGAAGCATATTCGGCGTGTCTTTCCAAAGAAAAAGCAAATAAGTTAGGGCCTGAAGGTAGGGCATCTTTTGTAAAAAGGAAAAGAGCAGCTCAAAAGAAAGCAGGGGATGCCAAAAAAGGTGGTGAACAATCAAAAGGTCAAAAGCCTGTTTTTGTTAAGACTGGTGCTTAGTACCCATATAATGGAAATGAACAAAAACTATATTTATATAATATAAATCAAAAATAGGAAACAAACGATGAAAGTATCGCAATTAAGAAAGTTAATCCGAGAGGAAGCCAAACGGGCCCTAAATGAAGGACCACTTGTAAACGCTATAAAACCAGCTTATACTGGAGATATTGGAAAAGCGGTCAAAGCATTAGAACAATACTTAATAAACGTTGGGGATAAGTATCAATGGGGGAAATTAGCCGACTTGATAGTTGATATTGTTGATTATGCACAACAAGAAGCAAGAGATGAATATAAAGATTAAAATATAATCAAAAAGGTATCATATAATGAAACTAATATTAGAAAAAAATGTTCCAACAGACCCAGCAAAATGGTCTTATTATAAATCGCAAGCAAAGAAAAAGTTTGATGTTTACCCTAGTGCCTACGCCAACGGTTGGGCTGCGAAACAATATAAAGCAGCAGGTGGTGGTTGGAAAACCGAAGAATCTGTGGATGAAGCCAAAAAAGATTTAGGATTTGATCTTGGTGATTTTGTTCACTTTAAATCAAAAAATAAAACTGGGATGGTTCTAAAAATTCAGGGTAGTAAAGTAACCATCAGAACCCTTCAAGGCCCATTTGTGGGTGATATAAAAGATATTCAAATTCTTGCACAAGATAATATAAATGAAGGTAATGCATTTACTGGGGCACTTTTTAATGCAAGAAAAGAAGGATTAAAAGAGTTTGAATTTAACGGAAAAAAATATCCTGTAATAAATGAAATTGATGATGAGCCCAGCAAATCTTCCGTTAAAAAATCGGGCAAAGAACAAGCAGCACAACAAAAGGAAATGTTAAGTATTCAGAAAACATTAAAAGATAATGCCAAAGATACTGTTGCTTATAATAAGATACCTCAAAATAAAAGAACCTCTGCGCAAAAGGCCCATTTAAAAAATATGGCCGATTTAACAACTAAATTAAAAAAGTTAAAAAGTTTAACCGAAGATATTGATGTGGGGCATCAGGATGATGAACCTAATATGTTAAAGGCTGATTTGTTTCGTATTGCTAAATACGCAAAAGAACTTTATGAAATGATGAATCAGTTTGATAACTCTGATGAAGAAGTTGATTTTCCTCATTGGTGGCAATCTGATATTATTCGTGCAAAAGAATTGATGGTTAATGCAAAACATTATTTGAATGGTGAATTAAATGTAAATGGTAATCCTTTGGGTGAAGGTAAAAAAAGAATTAGTGAGGGGTTGAGATGGCATTTAAAAAACAAAAAACCGCTTTCTGAAAATGTATTTAGATATGGTTCTCCCAAATTTTTTAAGTTAGTAAATGAGTGTAGGAACTTGTGGAGAAAAGGTCAGTTCATGCCAATGAATGAAAGTGATGAATGGTTTTTAGATTCTGATATGGGTAAGATTGGGATTTATGAAGGTAAGAAAGTTTTATTGGATTTTCCAATGTTGGTAGAAGCTCAGTATCAAGGAACTGAAGTAGAGTTAAATTCACCAAAAAGAAATTCAGGTGAAGGTAAAAAGTATGTTGTGTATGTAAAAGACCCATCAAGCGATAACATCAGAAAAGTAACCTTTGGAGATGTAAAGGGTGGATTAACTGCAAAAATAAACAACCCAGAAGCAAGACGGGCATTTTCAGATAGACATAATTGTCCTGATAAAAAAGATAAAACAACACCAGGATATTGGTCTTGTAACTTACCACGCCATTGGTCTAAAATCGGTGGTGGTGAGGATATAAACTCATATTGGTAGTATGGCAAAAAGACCGTATTCTGAAACCAGGTCCGAAAACAATCTTCGTAGAGTATTTAAACCAAATGTAGATAATTCGGAATTGGTTTGGCATAGAGATAGGGAAGATAGATTGGTAGAGGTTGTAAGTGGTAAAGGTTGGATGTTTCAGTTGGATAATGAAGTTCCGATTGAATTAAAAGCTGGTGATAAATTTAAAATTAAAAAAGAAACTTACCATAGAATTATTCGTGGAAATACACCACTTGAAGTAAATATTAAATTATTGAATTAATTAATTTTAGTTCCATATTTATTATAAATAAGTTACGATGAATTCATATCATGTGTTTTTGGTCAATCAAAATAGACCACCAGGCTCTTTTGAGTTGTTAGTTCAAATGTATTCTTGTATTACGCATAAAACGCACAATTCGGATACACCATTATACTTAATAACGGATAAAAAATCAAAAGAATTTTATGATAGTTGGAATATAACCCCACTTTATGATGGTGTTATTACTGATTATTTTGATGATTATCCATACGATAAAATATCACCCAACTTTTGGGCATCACCTAAATTGTGGGCAATGTCAAAGTTAAAAACTCCATTTGTTATTTATGATACTGATTTGGTTTTGTATAAAAATTTAAAGAAAGAATCGGTGGGATGCGATTTATTGTATCTTCATAGAGAATCACCAACCACATATGGTAATCCATTGGATATAGAACATTCGGATAATTGGAAATGGGATAAAAAGCTAATAAATTCTTTTAAAGATTCATTTCCAATGAATTGTGCTATTGTTGGGATGTTCAACGAAAAATTTAAAAACGATTATGTAAATCATTACTTTAATTTTGTTTTGGGTGGTAGTGGGGAAACAAAAAATATGACAAAAGAAAAGTTATTACTGTACGCCGAATCTTCACCACAAATTATATTAGAACAATGGTTATTAGCAGCACTTTCAAAGTATTATAAAAAAATAAAAACAAAAGCATTGGTCCCCGTAGTTTATACCAATCAAGCTTTTTACACATTTGATTTTGATTCTCAATCAGAAGATGCTCACAAATTATTAAACCAATCAATATACCATTTGTGGGGTGCTAAAAAGTTTGAAAATGACCCGAAATCAAAGTTGTATATAAAATCAAAAGTGGATATTGTAAACGCATTACCAATAATAACATCCAGCCCATACAATCGGTTATTAATTGATAAAGCATCATATTTAATATCAAAATTAGTTTAACAAAAAAAATCAATATTTATAAAAACAGGAGAAAAGTTATGAACATTTTAAAAAGATTATTTAGTTTAATTTTTGGCCAAAAAGCCGAACCAAAAAAGATTGAAACATTGGTAGTTCCAAAACAACCAACTTTTACATCATCGCCAAGATATGCTGGTACATTAGCACCAACTTGGGAATCAAAAACTGAACAACCCAAAGTTGAACAACCCAAAGTTGAAGTTAAAAAAGCAACACCTGTTGCCGAAGAACCTAAAACTGATGCTGTTGTTGAGCAAAAACCAAACCCAAAAAGAAAAAATAATTATAGAGTAAAGCATAAAAAGCAAAAAAAGAATAATGAAAATATCTAAAATTTTTGGATTAGTAGTAGTTGTATTAATTATCCTATTTTTACTTAGGGATAAATTACCTATGGGGTTTGTTAAGAGAATTTTTAACAATGAACCTACTATAGACACCGTTACAACGGTGGAATATAAATACGATACTATCACTAATGAATCAAAAGTTTATGTACCACAATGGAAAGATAGGGTTGTAATTGATATTGATAGCTTTATAGTAAGCCAACCTCAACCTATTGATACAATGGCACTTTTAGCAGATTACTATTCAAAGTATTACTACGAAGATACTGTTGCGGTAGATACCTTTGGGTATGTGGTATTAAAAGATACAATTTCACAAAATCAAATTCAGTCCCGACAATCAATCACAACTGTTGTCATACCAACAAAAACTGTTACCCATAGTATTTTAATAAATAAAAGAGAAATTTATTTAGGGGGTGGTTTTACAGGTAGTAGAAACTATATGATTGCCAATGGTGAATTATTAATTAGAACCAAAAAAAGAAAATCATTTGCATTTGGTGTTGGTATAGATAACGAATTAACTCCAAACTTTACGGGAAAGATTTATTGGCAAATAAGTAAATAAACCAATGGCTGGTAAATCTTTAAAGGAATTAATATCCGATGAGTATGTAAAGTGTGCAAAAGACCCCGTATACTTTTTTAAAAAATTTTGTTACATACAACACCCACATAGGGGTAAGATATTATTTAACCTATACGATTTTCAAGAGGGATTAATTGATAATTTTAAAGAACATCGTTTTAATGTTATCCTTAAATCACGTCAGTTAGGTATATCCACTATTAGTGCTGGATATGCAACTTGGTTAATGTTATTTCATAGAGATAAGAACATACTTGTAATTGCTACCACACAAGATGTAGCAAAAAATCTTGTTACAAAAGTTAGGTTTATGTATGATAACTTACCAAGTTGGTTAAAAGTTCCTGCTGCAGAAGATAACAAATTATCATTAAGATTGAAAAATGGTTCGCAAATTAAAGCAGTATCCGCAACCGAAACGGCAGGTCGTTCTGAAGCACTTTCATTACTGATTATTGATGAGGCTGCATTTATTAAAGGTATTGAAGAGATATGGTTATCAGCACAATCAACGTTATCAACCGGTGGTGGGGCTATCATTCTTTCAACTCCAAATGGTGTAGGTAATTTTTTCCACAAAGTTTGGTTGCAAGGTGAGCAGGGTGATAAATGGCATCCTACAAGATTACATTGGACAGTTCATCCAGAAAGAAATCAACGATGGAGAGATGAACAAACCCGATTATTGGGTGAAAAGGGTGCTGCACAAGAATGCGATACTGATTTTATATCATCGGGTTATACTGTTGTAGATGGTAGTGTATTGGAGTGGTATAAAGAAACTTACATTACCGACCCCGTTGAAAAGCGTGGTTTTGATGCAAATTATTGGATATGGGATTATCCAAACTATGAAAAGAATTATATTGTTGTAGCTGATGTTGCTAGGGGTGATGGAGCAGACTATTCTGCTTTTCATGTTATTGATGTAGAACGAATTGAACAGGTGGCAGAGTATAGGGGTAAGATAGAAACAAAACAATATGGGGCGTTTCTAACATCAGTTGCAACGGAATGGAACAATGCTTTGTTGGTGATTGAAAACGCAAATATTGGGTGGGCAGTTATCCAAGAGGCAATTGACCGTAATTATCAAAACCTTTATTATTCATATAGAGAACTGGGTTATATTGATGAGGATATTCATTTAAGGCGTGGTTGGGATTTAAAACAAAAAGAGGATATGGTACCAGGGTTTTCAATAACACAAAAAACCCGTCCATTGATTGTATCAAAATTAGATACTTATATGAGAGAGAAATCACCTATAATTCGCTCTAAAAGGTTATTGGATGAATTGTTTGTGTTTATTTGGAATGGTTCAAGAGCAGAAGCACAAAAGGGTTACAACGATGATTTAGTTATATCATTTTCCACAGGTCTTTGGGTAAGAGATACTGCTCTTAAATTAAGACAGCAAGGAATGGATTTAACCAGATCTGCATTAAGTCATATTACCAAAGTATCTTCAAACCAACCAGGAGTATTTTCAAGCAGAAATCAAACACAAAACCCATACTCAATGAAAGATATTCGTGGTAACGATGTTGACTTGAGTTGGTTATTATAAAAAATTTATATTTATATTTATGGCAGATAAATCACTATTCGGTAGATTGCAAAGATTATTTTCAACGCAAGTTGTAATAAGGAGAATTGGTAAAGGTAAAACTCGTGCAATTGATACTCAAAGATTACAATCACAGGGTAATATAAAAGGAACATCTTACTACGATAGATTTGGTAGATTGCACAGCACCCGCCAAAATTGGGAAACATACAACAATCAATACAACTATTCATCCAATAGATTAGAGTTATATACGGATTATGAAGCAATGGATAAAGATTCAATCATCGCTTCGGTGTTAGATATTTATTCGGATGAATGCACTCTTAAAAATGATATAGGTGATGTTTTACGAATTAATTCTGATGATGAAAATATAAAAAAAATACTACACAACCTTTTTTATGATGTCTTAAACATTGAGTTCAATTTATGGGCATGGATTAGGGGGATGAATAAATATGGTGATTATTATTTAGATTTGGATATAGAAGAGGGTATTGGTATTGTAAACGCATCACCAATATCTGCGTATGAGATTGAAAGGGAAGAGGGTTTTAATCCTGATAATCCATACGAAGTTCGTTTTAAAATGACATCTTTTGGTGGAGGTACAACAGGATTTAATTATCAAAAATCTCAAAATGATTTACAAAATTATATTCCATTCTATAGAATAGCACACTTTAGATTATTTTCAGATACAAACTTTTTACCTTACGGCCGTTCACTTTTAGAACCGGCAAGAAAGACTTGGAAGCAATTAACTCTTATGGAAGATGCGATGTTAATTCATCGTATTATGAGAGCACCTGAAAAAAGGGTATTTAAAATTGATGTTGGTAATATACCACCAAATGAGGTTGACCAACATATTAGAAACATTATTGACCAAATGAAAAAAATCCCATATGTGGACCAAAACACTGGGGATTATAATCTTAAATTCAACATTCAAAATATGTTGGAAGATTATTATTTACCCGTCAGAGGTGGGCAGTCTGGAACTCAGATTGATACTTTAAATGGTATGGAATTTACAGGTATTGAAGATATTAACTACCTAAAAAACCGAATGCAGGCCGCTCTTAAAGTTCCAAAAGCGTTTATTGGATATGAAGAGGGTGTAGAGGGTAAAGCAACATTAGCACAACAAGATATTCGTTTTGCACGGAGTATTGAGAGGGTTCAAAAAATTGTTCTTTCGGAATTAACCAAAATAGCAATTATTCACCTTTACGCACAAGGATATGAAAATGAAGATTTATCAAACTTTTGGTTGGAACTAACCCCACCATCCATTGTTTATCAGCAAGAAAAAGTTGCCTTATGGGTTGAAAATGTTAGATTAGCAACCGATATTAAAACATCAAAATTATTATCACAGGAATGGATATATAAAAATATATTCAATATGTCCGATGATGAATGGAAAGTTGAACAGCAAAGGGTTATTGATGATTTGAAGTTAGGGTTTAGGCAGAATCAAATTGAAAATGAAGGTAATGACCCACTTAAAACAGGCGAATCATTTGGAACACCACATGATATGGCTTCCATGTCTCAGCAACAACCCGCTGAAGAAGGCGGTGGGCAACAATTCCCTGCCGCACCTAATAGTGAAGTAGGACCGGATGGTGGTTCGCCCGAAGGTGGATTTCCTGACGCAGGAGCTCCACAAAAAGGAAGTACTACTGGGACGGATGAAAGTAACTTTGGTAGAAATCCGTTAGGATATGAAAAAAATATATCACCCGAATCAACATATCACAGATTTAGAAAATCACCGTTATCAGTTGAGGGAATGCAATTGAAAGCAAGTTTACAACAATCGAAAATGAAAAGTAAAAAAATGTTAATTGAATCTCTTTCAACGGAAAGTGAAATTAATGAAGTTAGTATGTTAGATGAGAAAAACATACTAAATGATATGGTTTAATCAATTTTAGTATATTTATTAAATGATATATAGGGATAAAAATAAAAATGAACAAACTTAGACATTCAAAATTTAAAAATACAGGTGTTTTGTTTGAATTGCTTGTCAGACAAATTGCATCTGATACATTGAACGAAAAAAACTCACCAGCCCTTTCTATCATTAAAAAACACTTTAAAAACGGAAGTGAACTAAGTAAAGAATTAAAACTATATCAATATTTAGTAAAAGAAAACTTTGATAATTCTTATAAAGCACAAGAGTTTTTAAATATTGTTTTATCCGAAAGAAAAAAATTAAATGAAGGTGTATTGAAGCGTGAGAAATATAACTTAATTAAAACAATTAATGAACGCTTTAACACAAATGATTTTTTCAAATATAGAGTATCCAATTATAAATCTCTTGCATCTATTTACAAATTGTTTGAAAACAACGAAGGGACATCCCCAAAAGAATGGGTTGAATGTAAAAATGTTATATTAGAAAATGTAACAAAAAAACCAAAAACTGAAAAAGCAGTAAACAATCAATATGTAAATGAATCAAAAGATGTAAGATTATTAGCATACAAATTTTTAGTTGATAAGTTTAATGAAAAGTATAAAGTTTTAACTACCGAGCAAAAATTGGTTCTTAGAAATTACATCAATAATGTTGATAATTCTGATAACTTAAAAAGATTTATTTTAAGAGAAAGTGAAAAACTTAAAAAAGAATTTTCTAAAATAAAAATTTCAGATAAAGTTTCTGCTATAAAACTTAAAGAAGTTATCAATTTAATTGATGGATTATCTAATTCTAAAATAGTTTCGGAAAATCAGGCTTTAGGTCTTTTACGATATCATCAACTATTGAACGAATTAAAAGGTATTTAATATGAGTAGATTTCTAATTGAAGAGCTTGATAAACAATTCAAGCAGCTAGAGGAAATAGAAGAGCAGGATGAAAAAGATTCCGAATTAGAAGAACAAAATGTTACCTCTAATTTGGATGGTGGTGCTGGTCCACCACGAACTCCACACGCATTTGCAAAAAGTGAAAAGGATATGGATGATGACCATATTGAGGTGTTGGGATATAAAAAAATAAAAAGCGTAAAAAGAAATTTTTTAGAAAGATGGGAAAAGGGGATTGAAGATACGATTAACGAATTAAATTATCGTCAATATCGAAAAGAAGAAATGGGTTCTCCCCAGCTAAAAATTAATAAAGCGATCAAAGAAATTAATAGAAAAATTTACGAAGTAGAACACTTGGTAAATCAAAATATAAAATTAAAAACCGAAATGGGTGTTTCATCCAACACATATTGGAAAAAGACAAGAAATAACTTTTCTAAAATATCAGAGAGGTTAAATCGTATTTCATTTAAGATTAAACAATTGGGTGCATAAAAGATGAAACAGCTATTGGTTGATACTATTGTATTTGATGTAAAACCCCAGCAGCTTAAAGAAGCTGCGATGAAGGGTGATGGTAGACTTATTGTAAGTGGTGTTCTACAAAGAGCAAACGAAAAAAACCAAAATGGTAGAGTATATCCTGAAAGTATATTAAAGCGTGAGGTTTCAAAATACAAAGATAGGGAAATTAAAGAAAACCGTGCATATGGTGAGTTAGACCATCCCGAATCATCAGTAGTTGAGTTAAAGAATACATCGCACATTATTAGAGATGTTTGGTGGGATGGTAAGGATGTTGTTGGTAAGGTAGAAATACTTAACACACCCTCTGGAAGAATACTTAAAGAGTTAATAGAGGCCGGGTGTACCGTTGGTATATCATCACGAGGTATGGGATCGGTTCGTCAAATTAAAGAAGATGGGACAGTTGCTGTTGAGGGTGATTTTGATTTAATATGTTGGGATTTTGTAAGTAACCCATCTACCTTTGGTGCGTTTTTAAAGCCTGTTAATGAGAGTGTAAATCGTAATGTTGGTAAGGTTAATAAGTATGAAAAAGCAAATGATATTATGAGAGATATTATTTGTGAAATTGGTGGATATTGTGAATGTAATTTTGGAGAAACAAAATGAGACTAAAAGAATCCATTAATCAAAATCAAATAAATCTATTAAAAGCGACTTATGGTGATATTAAAAAAATAAACCCAAATTCAGCTGCTGTTAAAAAACTTATGATGGTTTTAAAGAAGTTATCAAAAAATGATTTGGAAACTATTTCTAAAGCCAAAATAAACTTTGTTTCAACTATGGCACAATCT